TATATGTGTTTTGAAAGTGATAATGATTATAGAGTTTGGAAAAATCAAAAGTAAAATAGCAATGAGAACAAATAATAACCTAGTAGATTTTGCGAGCATATCGACATACGTGGCTTCTGAAAGTTTAGTACAGGAGGCAAAAGACAAACATAGTGATATATACCTTAATTTCGCGTACACCCTTTAAAGAATATTACCCGGAAAATATAGTACATGAAAAAACGTCCTTTAACGGTGAAAACGCGTTTATTTTTGGGGAACCTGCAAAAGAATTGTATAACCTTATGAAAGTTTACAATGTATTAGGATTCGATGATCTAGAGGACTATTATACAGAAATGGAGTAAGAAGCACAACAATATATTGACGATAACGGGATAAGTAATGATTTGCTTGATATTGTGTACGAATGGATCGGAGAAAATAGTCGTTTAGAGCCTAATTTTGTAGATTATTCGGAAATTGATCTAAACAAAAATTAAGTCAAAAAATATACGGAATGATTGAAACATTAATACTATTAGGTTGCTTGTACCTATCCATACGGGTAACCGACTATATCGAAAAACAGAAACAAAACAATAACAATTAAAACGTAACATTATGGAAAGAAGAAACGATATACCAAATTTGCTTACAATGTATATACGTAACACAAGGGAAATATACGATATTACAATATGGTTGCAAAACTGTATAATCAAAAAAACAAACAAGGGTGTACAACCACAATTAGAATACCTTGCAAATTGCAGCACAATGAAAATGATAATCAGAGAGGCCGCCAAACTGTTATACAAGTACGACGGAATAACACCCACCAGACAAGAAAAACAGGAAGCCGCCCGGGAGCATGCTAAATATATCCTTGACAGTGTGCAATACTCTATTAAAAAACGTCAATAGAGGGCAAAATAAAGCCCTGTATTGAAAGATACTCAACAAACCAATATTCTACCATCAATAAAACAAAAACATTATGATACAATTTACTATTGACAGTTTTAGCGGCGGTATATCATATGGCACGATTATGCGGGAGATTATAGAAATAAATAAATATTGCTTACAATGAAAAAACAGAATATAGAAAAAGAATTATCTCCTATCCTTGAAAACGAAAGTATTCAGATCGGAGCGTTTAAGGCTAGCAGAAGTATTGATACATTGGATATTATCAAGGAAAATATCAAGTTTTGGAAAAGCTACGACGGGCACAAGTTACCTGAAAAACAGGTTAAACGAGCGTATTATAACGGCACCAGGACGCAAATAATAATCAAAATGTACCTAGATACACCCGAATTGATTAAGTTTGTAAGAGAGCACGCAAACGACTATAAAACGTTAAATCGAAAAGACGTACCTAGCTGCATAAATATTGATCGTAACCGGAATGAACGTTATTTTTCCGTATATATCAAAAAGTTTGGGAACGTGCGTTTTGATGAAGTGTTAAGAGTTTTCCCTTTGCTTCCTAAATCATATTTGAACGAATAATGAAAGTGATTAGAGTGATTAGAGTGATTAGAGTGATTAGAGTGATTAGAGTGATTAGAGTTTTAAGGAGAATACTAACTGATTCAGATATAATAGATCTGTACGGTCTGTATTGTGAGTTTTACAAAAATATACAATAATTTAGATAGCATTTTACGCAATTTGTTAGTTGCTGGAAACATTGTAACCGTACCGTTTGAACAAATGAGAGAGATACGCAAAGAGCTGGATCGGTTTGTTAAGCCTGTACAGATAGAGATTATTAAGAGCGATTTTGAAACGGTTTTATTTAGGGAATTAAGATAAATGGGATTACCCGGTATGGAGAACAACGAACAGAGCGATATTGTTACCGGGTGAAATTTTTGACTTAAAAACGAAAATAAACGAAAGATATGAATATTATTACAGATCATGCAAAGCTACAATATAGGGTAAACAATAACAGCGGATAAATAAATAAGGAGTTTGGAAACGATCAGCAAGCGGCCTATGATTTTGCAAACGAAATAAAAGAAACGGCAATTATACGCGGATATTTTGTTTTCAAAAAGCGTGAAAAATGGCAAACAAATAAGGTATTCATTGATCATGTGTTTAGATAACCAACTATCCCGGCGTGGAGAACAACAAGCGGATCGCCACCGCCGCCGGGAACTATTTATTAACTTAAAAATAAAAAGACATGGAAAGTACATTCAAGTTGTTAGCTACTGACAGACAGGCGCAAATACTATTCAACAACTATTGCGTTAAACTGATGGAGTTCAAAGGGGATAAAGAAAGTTATCCGGAAATGAATATAAATAATGAAATAATTTACCCGTGGCGTGTTACATTACGGCATAAAGAAGAATTAGGCAAACTTCGTGGGGTGTATTCATTTGAAAAACTTGTAAGTATCATTTGATTTAAAAATAATCATTATGAAACGAATTGAAATTTTGGCTTTATTATCATTAAGTCTATCATCATGTAGTGAATACTTCGATAAACAACAAAGTAAGAATGAACTAAAGAAAAAGTATTCTTTCGCATTAAATTACTATGTTGAAAGATTGTCCGTTATTTGAATCATACAGAGATAGTATCAACAAGTACACAATACTTTCAAATGAACTTGATTACTAACTTAAAAACAAAAGAATATGGGAACGAGCAATCAGCTAAGTATTAAGCAAATTATTTGTTTTAACATTATAGCGGCTGAAAAAGTTGCCGGGAATATATGTCAAGGTCTTGCTGTTAAGCTAGGGAAAGCGTTTATATACGATAACCGTGATATTGATGTCAATGAAATCTCATACATTAGTCAACAATGTGAGATTGCGCTTCAAAATATATCCGAATTAGGTCTTACGGAAGTCAAGAACAATGAAATGAATAATATAATAGCTAAATATAATGGGAACGAACAATAAACAGTCCATCCTGGAAGGGCGGAAATGGGATGTGATAGAGAGTGTTGACGGATATTTTTCCGGGGAAAAGAACGGAGTTATCATACAAGGAACGACAATGAGTGATCTGTATGAAAAATGTAAATCTTTTGATATAGCTTCGGTTATGGAGAAGATTAAGACGGGTGACAATCTGAACGAATGGGAAAAACGCTTAATAAAAGTTAATAAAAAGTTGTTGGAAAACCAATAAACTATATCTTTGCCGTATGAGAAAGAAATACGTGGAATATTATAAAGGCTGTACAATAGAGGTCACAGGAGAAAAAGACTTCATGTACCGGATAATAAAAGGTGAACGGATGGTTCTCTTTGTAGATATGTTTTACAGGTCTACAACTGATGCGTTAAAGGGCGCAATGAGGTGGGTGGACAATAATGTTAGAAAGGAGTGAATTTATGCTTTTTGGAATTGTTTTTGCTATGATAATGAAAGCTATATGTGGAAATATGTTGGACGATTGATGATTGTCATTGTATGGCTTATTGTGTTACAGATTTTGTCTGAATGTTAAACGTGTATATCTATGACTAAAGAAGAATTTAAATCAAAGAAAGAAATTATCAATTCAAAGATAAGAGAATTGAATAACGAAATGATAAAATTAAAGAAGGAGTACATTGAATCCAATGTGAAGTATCCTATCGGAAGCAAGGTGTGTATTACCACTCCTGCATCTACATATACAAAATTAGATAACTTAGAAAGTGTTACTGTCCCCGAAAGAAAACAATACGCTTATGTCAGGGATTATAGAATTAATTTTCTTGATGACATTGAGCCATTGTTTGGCGAGGTGAAGAAAGATGGAACCATGTCGAATGTGAACTTATATGTTGGCCTTATGAACGTTATGATAGAACTAGTAAAGGAGTAATTGTTATGGCAAAGGTAATGAATTTAGGAGTGCATGGCTTTACAGAAGAGAATAACGGCTAGGAAAACGCCTAAGTATTGTAAGCACTATAAAAAGAATAAAATATGACTAAGAAGATTGCTGTTATAGGTTCAATGATAAATTCATCCGAATACCTTCTATTCGAAAATTTGGAAACAGGATATTCCCTTGAACGTTATGATTCTGTTGAGGAAGCTAGAAACAGTGATTGTGATGCTGTTATAGTAACCGATAAGGATAAGATTGATAATGAAGAAACGTCTATTCTATATTGCAATGAGCCTGTTGTTGAAGGTTTTGATATGATTTCATTTGATTCACCTAAAACGAAATGCCGTATCAAGGACGATAGGTGTGTCAGAAAGCAGATTGCGAAACGTAGAAAAAGAAACAAGAATCCTAAAACACATAGGAAAAGATGAACACATTTTACGGAATCAGCTTTGCAATATACTTTATACTTATCACCCTTGTATTGACCACACTCATATATGGCTTAAAAAGGAATAAATATAAGTTTTGGAAGTGGGTGATTATAACATTATCCTACTTCATATTTGTTATTATTTACACAATTTTTTGTTTACGATAATGGAAAAGGTAGAAGTAGGAACCCTTGACGAGAACGAACTGTTTGAACACAGGGGTACAATCTATGAGGTTTTATATAAGACGGATTATTGTGTCCGTTGCCAATACCCGAATGACAAATACCGTTACCGGGATAAATGGAAGTATCTATATACCGAGTTTAGTTTATGGACAAAAGTGAACAAATTATGAAAACACTGGTTTTTGATGTTATGCTTGACGGGCGGTTTGTACATACGTTCAGATACCAATATTGCCCGTTGTTCCCAATAGACGAAGAGGAACTGGAGAAGTTTGTCACTGACAGGCTTCCTACATTGAAAGGTAAAGATTTTAAAATAGTATTTTAATATGAAACAGACAGTAGAAGAAGCAGCAAGGAGATATTCCAATGATTGCAAAAACAGGCAGCATCATTGTGAACCGTACTGCATTGTTGACTTTATTTCTGGCGCCGAATGGCAGTCAAAGCAATCTCCTTGGATAAGCGTAAAGGAACGGTTGCCGGAGCCAAACAACGAAGGCATGTGGAGGATCTCCAATGGTTGGGTTGAAGATAAGGGTATAACCCACTGGATGCCGATTGATGAACCAATAACCGAGTAATTATGAATGAAGTAAACTTTAATAGAATGTTCGGACAGCAAGGATGGATTTGTCCGAAGTGTGGAAGGGTATATTCACCTTTTACACAAATGTGTTTGTATTGCGGAAATAACAATTCCGAAAATACATTTACATCTGCAAATACACCTACAAAAACTTTCGATGAGATACTCGAATCCAACAGAGATGTGCTTGAACGGATTAAGGAGAAAGGGGACTAATATGGAAAGATATAGGATTGTGAAAGAAATAAGGTATAACGGCTGTATTCCGATAGTCGTGTATTGCGTACAAGTCAGAAAAGACGAACGTCTTTCGTCTGAATGGGTGAATGTAAAAGGTTTTGATACCTATAGGAAAGCAAGAGGGTTGTTGTATGTTTTAAACGGTGATTGATATGAAAACAATTAAGATTTCAAATTTGCAAGAAGTAGATTTGTTTATGTACAAAGGTGTAATGTATGAAATTGTTCATAAGTACAAATGGGAAACATATTGTAAATATATCAACGATAAATATTCATTATAAGGATGGCTTTCAAGAAGATATCTTTATTGTAAATTTAGTAATTATACAAAAGTGGAGGTTTAAGTATTATGAGTAAATATAGATACAGAGAAGTAAAGAACTATATCCACAACGAATTAAAGTTGACTAAAGAGGATATAAAGGATATAATAGTTTCAATTGTGAAAGAGGAAGTTAAACGTATCTTCCATAACACCTATGGGGACGATGTTAATATAGAGAGGTGGATTCGTTGTATGGTTTCTGACGAGATAAAGAAAAACGGTGATTACCTTATGATAAGAAATTTGTGTAGGGAGATAATTAAGGAGGAAATTGTCGATAGGTTGTCAATTGATATAAGCCTTAAAAAGAAGGAGGAATAATTATGAGTATGTTTACGTTAGAGGAAGTGAATCAAGCGATCAATATGGCAGTTGACGAAACATCTAGAAAGGCAGTTGAAGTTCTTTCGTCTGTATTGGACAATTGGGTACATGGCGGTGATGCAGATTGTATCATTGCGGAGTTTGAGGAAAAGTTAAATGAAGCAATTAATGGATAAAAGATGATGGGTGTATAGACAAGCAGATTGCGAAACGTATAGAAGAAAATAATTATGGAAATAAAGAATGGAATAATAATAGATGGAGTGTTGCATGAATTGTGCGTTGGAATATGTGATGAGTGCTCATTACAAAATGAGTGCGATGATAGTTCAGAAATCATTTGCGATATAGCTTACGAAAACCCAAACATGGACCAGTGCTTTGTCAGTCGTGGTAAAGTAACTGATATTAAGATAGATAAGGAGGAATAACTATGGGATTTACAACACCGTGTTTCATACGCAAAAACACACAGGAACTTCGGAGAGGGCTGGAAGAGTTGGGTTATAACATACTTAATTCTGGTAATACAACATTAGATGAACATAATTATGACGGAAAGGGAAGTCATAAAAGTATCGAAGAAGGAAAAGCTATTATAACGTCTTATGGTAATTTATATGGAGTGATATATAATGTAGATACTGTCACTAAGAAAGGACGTATTGATTGCGGAACGAATGAAGAACTATTCCTGGCTATCGCTGCATTAAGGGATGGTACAGACAAGTACATGCAATGGTTTACGGATGGGAATCATTGGTATCAAAACAAAATTAGTGACAGAGAAGTTGAGCGTTTTGGGGCGGGAGACCCGATCTCATATCACAAAGCTACCGTAAACGAATTAATCGAACATTTTAAAACAAAGGAGGAACAACTATGACCGAAGAACTTGTAACATTGGAAACAGCTAAGTTGCTGAAAGAGAAAGGGATGTTTACATGTATAGAATTTCCTTCGCAATCCGTTGCCCAAAAGTGGCTACGTGAAATAAGAGGTGTGTATGTATATGTAGAACCTGTTATTGGAAAAAGATGGACGCTTTCTTTTTGTGATTTCAATGTTCCAACAGAAGAAAGCGACTGGATGGAGAACGAAATAAACAAAGGGAATGGCTATAAAGTATATGTCACCTACGAGGAAGCACTGGAAGCAGGTTTACAGGAAGCATTAAAACTTATATGATTATGAAAACAATTATATTTACAATTATATGTATTATCGCCCTATTATGGGTTGGCGATCTAACAATTACATTTAAGCCGTTTTCCATATCCCTTCCTGGTTGGCATAAGGCTTTAGGTATCATCCTGTTTGTATTTGCAATGGCGGTGTATAACATTGGAGAATACGCTAAGGGGTACAAGCATGGTTTTGATGATGGAGCAAAGGAATGTATTGAAATAATTAAAAAAAATGGAAAGAAATGACATTGATTTCCCGTTGCTCCGTATATTTAATGGAGTAACGGGGCGATATGAACTTCTTATTGACGATGTATCCATAGATGCTTATGGACGTGTAAGAGATAGTAGTGGTTGTGTTGTAGAATGGTTTACAGGCGTGTTCGACATGAACGGAATACCATTGTTTGAAAACGACATAATCATGCCTGTAAAGGACGGAATAAGCCAATACAGGCGTATATGGAGAACGATAGGAGGATTTATACTAAGCAGAAGAAATGATGTGAAAGGGCTTTCAAGATTGGATATGCTTGGTGCTGACTATCTTGTGAACGAACGTGTGCAGCAATACATATCTGATGGATGCATAAAGGTGGGTTCTGCAACAATTGATCTTGACCTGTTGAAAGGGAGAACGAAAGAAGATATTATTAGAAATTTATCTAGAAGGGTCAGATGAAAGACAAAATGCTAGAGGAAGTTTGAACAATTTATACAGGACGTTTCTTATTTGGGTGATAAGATGTTATCCTATATTGTTCTGTCTTGCAATACTTGTCCATCAGTGTGAGGTTATACACTCTGTTGGCACAGGTGATATTATTGAGTATTATGATGGTGACACATTGGAGTACATTCAGTATGCCACTCCGTTTTACCATATTCTTTAACGCCAAACTGTTTAATGCAATATTGTTCTATGTATTGTCAAAGGTGTTTTTATTTTGTATATACCATAGAGTATTTGTCATTGAGATGTTGATATATGCAATACTGGATATTGTATTTAATAATGTGGTGTTTGAGGATGTGAGATGCACTATGTTTTATTCGTATATATCAATAGGATTTGTAACTGTATGTTTCTTTATTGCATTGTATCTACATCAACGATTTGGAGATAGGAATATAAATAATCATCAATCTATAACCGATGGTTTTAGAAACTGTTGTAGATTATAATTTCTGTTTTCCTGTGGGCTGTAATCCTCCCGTATTCTTCATGTTTATTTTGACCTTTATGGGAGATGCCTTTTTATTTGATGTTACCTTAGGGGATTTAACATTCACCCTAATCACTTTCTTTGCCATATATTACTCATTTTAATTGTTTTGCAAAAATAATGATTTTTTTTGGTATTATAAAAACTTTATGTATCTTTGCGGTGCGATAGTTTTTGGACTTTTTTGTTTTATAATGATAGCTGCTACCTAAAATATAAGCAGAGGTTTCTTCATACATTTTTCATAAGTCTAATGTATAACTGTCGCAAGTTGAAGAGATCTCTGCTTCTTTTTTTTATTTATGCGACAGTTTAATGAAGAAAACTTAAATGACACAGGTGTTGTTTTAAGTACGGCAAATCCCTCCGAAATGGGTAAGATGTTTTCTTATAATGGAATAAATGTTAGGATGCGTAAGATGAATGGATATATCCTTGTATGTCTTACAGATTTTGCTAGGTTATTTCCTGATAAAAATCTATCCACTATTATAAATTCTAAGGAAATGACTGATTATGTAAATCGTTTGAGCGAAATAAAAAATTTTATTTCGACTGATTTACTGCAAATTATAAAGGGAGGAAATGTATCACAGCAAGGAACATGGGCACATCAAAAAATAGCTCTTAGGGTTGCTCAAAAATTATCCACTGATTTTGCTATTTGGGTAGATGACAAGATCGAAGAGTTTCTTACCACGGGAAATACTTCTATATCATCAAGACTTCCAAACTTCAACAATCCTGCCGAAGCTGCTAGGGCTTGGGCTGATGAGTATGAAAGGAATCAAGCATTAACCTTAGAAAACAAGGAAGCAAAGCTACAACTAGAACTAAAGACGGAACAACTAGATGAATCCAAGGAATGGTATAGTATCAAAAGATGGTCAAAGGAAAACGGTGTAAACTGGAGAAAGGTTAGCTGGAGAAAGATGAAAGTAATATCTTACGAGCTAGGTTACGAAGTGAAAAAGATTTTTGATGCTAACTATGGACAGGTTAATATATACAATGTGAATGTATTTAAGGCATACTTTAACAAATGTGAATAAATAATATGTATTTTAAAATGTTTGATAGTATGTCATTTTATTGATTATATTTGCATCATGTTTGAGTGTAGAAGCAAGCATATCTATAATGAAAGTTTAGGGGGAAAGCGTTCCCCCGATTTTATTAACCATTAAAACAAAAGACCATGATTCTACTAGAAATTTTTCAAAACTGCTTTATTGTGGGGTATGACGGAAAGAAAATACCCTTCGTGAAAGATGATTTCCTGTTTAGTGATACCGGGGAAAGATACATTTTGACCTACAAGGAAAACAGTGAACAGGTTAGTCTACCGAAGCAATCGACAATAATAATTAAACATAATATTTGCCATGAAGGTATTGATTAGAAAGGATTCAAGCGACATAAGAAACAGACTTGAACGGTTAGGGTACACCGCTTCCGAAAAAGCGTTGGAGGGATTTGGTGATAGTATCTTTGTAGACAAGTCGGATAATACTTTTCACGTAAAATCAGAGTGGGATGTTATTCGTATGTTTCTTGAAACAGTAGATTGCGGAGTTGACGAGAATATGTTTTTTGATTTTGTAGAAAACGACATAACGTCAATAATGCCAATGATGCTAGGAAAGTATAAATCTTTAATAAAAATTTGTGACTTTCCCATCATTAATACATCTAGCATTAAAGATGTGTTATACCGTGAAGATAGAGAACATAACATCATAGAAGTTATTGTTGTTTCAGTGTATGGGTTAAAGTTGAAAAGCGTAAAGGATGTTGACTTTTCAGACCCTAATGCGGATACAATAATAGAGTATATGAAATCGTTGCATAAACAACTAAAAGAATATGTAAAATATGAAATGTAATTTTACCCCTATGGACAAATTCTACCAGATACTGGATTACTACGGTTTGTCTTACACGGAGATTAAGAAAAATCATATCCGTGTGTTTTATGAAAACAAGAAAATGTTTGATTATTATCCGCTTCGCATGAAGCTGTTTGATTACCACGAATGGCATCAGCTTACTTATCCGTTCGTGAAGGGCAAGGAAGATGAATGGGAAATAGAACTTACCATGTTCATTAGCGGAGTATTGGGAGATGAGATGTTTAAAAAGTTTGAAAACGATTGATAAACTAGACAGTTATTTCGGATTGCTATGATGATAAAAGTAGACATACCAGAACCGTTCATAGACGGTGACAATACGATGGTAAACATCACGTCTGATTCATTCTGCTATTCCAGCATTGATTCACGTTATGAAGGATTTCAGAGTTCCTACAAGGACGGTAATATGAATCAGAAGATACAGGGAAAACTAGAGATAATTGCGGACCAGTTTAAAGAACTTATAAAAATAATAGAAGATGGAAAGACATTTGTTAATACAGGAGTGTGAGAGAGAGGAAAAGATGAAGGAGTTACGCAAGCAGCAGAACGATCTTATCAAGAAAGGTCGTATGGTTGAATGTTCTCGCGTAACAGCCAAGATAAAGGAGTTCCAGGAAGCATATATAAAGGCTTATCCTGACGGTAAGTATGTGAGAGGTATGGAAATTATCAAAAAGATGTCAGATGATGAAAAAACTGATTGGATGATGTATATTAATGCTATTGCTTTCTGTGCTGATATTATACATTCATCCTCTATTGAGCTTAATGAAATGCTAAAGAAGGTACTTCCAGGGTCTAGCCTTCAAATGTTTGAAACACTTGAAAAGGTAGGTACTATGGCAAAGAATCAAATTATGTGGATGGATAACAATGTGGATGAGGAATATCAGGACGATTTTGCCAAGTATGCTGACGAGATAACCATTATGCTTTTATCATTTGTTAAAAATAAATTTTTGCCTAGGAAATGACACGAGAGGAAATACATAAAAATGTTCTTACAATAAGAAATTATTATTTCAGTATTCAAAACAAGCTAGATAATGGGTATAAAATTTCCGATTTGGATATAGATTCAGAAACGCACAACAAGATGATTGATGATACCATAAAATCAGCCATTGAAGATCATAAAATGATTCTTGCTTTAGAAAAGTATAAGCTATGAAAAAGAAAGATATAGACGAAGGATATATTGTAGGTGACTTTTATATAGTTAAAAGCCCTATCAAAGAGGGATGGCTTCACATAGTGAATATAAAAACATCTTGGCAGATAAAGGTGATGATGGGAGCGAATACGGCAAAGTTCTTAAGCCTTCCCCAACAGGAGATATTTGACAGGATTAACGGAATATACATTCAATCCATGATGTCTTTATACGATTCAGATTATGCCTTGAAAATAGCTAAAGATGCTGTGTCTTATATGTCTGAAAAGGCAGGAAAGATGGAAAAGTTGGAAAAGGTGGGGAATACTGAAAATGAAGATATTGAAAAGGTGAAGAAAGATGAGTTTATGATGAAGATAGCCACATCTTCCGATGAAGAAATTATGGACATGATCATAAATGGGGAAATAAAGTACGAATATTTCAAGCAAGAACAGGAGGATTAAATCATGCAAGACTATATTTCAGACTGGTTCATCCCGATGGATTTTGGTAATGATATGCCTGACGAAGAGCCAAGTGGTGAGGATAATTTTAATTTTGAATGAATATGGAAAAGAAATTTGAGCTAACAGATAACTTTATAATCAATGCTTTTGGAGTGAAGTTATTCCAAATCAAGTGTACAAAGTCTTTCAAATATGCCAAGGAAGGTGATTTGGGAGGATATGTTGAGAAAGATGAGAACTTAGACCAAGAAAGCGATGCTTGGGTGTACGGCAATGCTTGGGTGTCCGGCAATGCTCGGGTGTACGGCAATGCTGAGGTGTACGGCAATGCTTGGGTGTACGGCGATGCTCGGGTGTACGGCAATGCTGAGGTGTACGGCAATGCTGAGGTGTACGGCAATGCTTGGGTGTACGGCGATGCTCGGGTGTACGGCAATGCTGAGGTGTACGGCAATGCTGAGGTGTACGGCAATGCTTGGGTGTACGGCGATGCTTGGGTGTACGGCAATGCTTGGGTGTCCGGAGATGCTGATATAGAAAACGACAACGAGCATTGCGGATTTGACGGTTTCGGCTCATGCAATCGCCACACTCACGCATATATGACAAAAGAAAAGAAAGTGGAAATAATCTGTGGATGTTTTCGTGGTAGCATTGAAGAATTTGAAAAGAAAGTGGAGGAAACACATTCGGGAACAGTCTACGAGAAGCAGTATAAATCCATAATCAATGTAATTAAAATTAAATTTGGATTGACTGATTTTACATAGTTTACTAATGATTTTTGGCACTGCCCAATTATGGTTAGTTGGTTCGATTCCCCTACGCCCTTTATAAATGGGGCATTAAGGAACAAATAAACACCATTATAAAGTATTCGGTGATTCATTTATGATAGCCGATAGCGGGCGTTGGATTAACGTTTTAAAATGTATGTATAAAAATTAACATTAATGCCTAACAATGTACATTAATACCTCATGAAAAAAGAAGCATACATAAATGAAAACACTCCCGAACTAAGGGATTGGCTAAAAGGGCAAGGACTTATACCTGAAACATATCCTGATTGTTGTGATTACAATGGTCTGACTGCACCATATCCAAATTCATTTGGAGAAATGACAATGTATAAAGATGGTGTTAGGTATGAAGAGGATGATGATTTTGAGGAATTTATCATTTGTGATAACGAAGAAATGTTTAAGGAAACCGTAATTGAACTATTAAATAACAATAAACATGAAAACATTTTTTGAGTGTAAAATTCGCTACGAAAAAGTAGCAGAAAATGGGATGAATAAGAAAGTAAGTGAGCAATACCTAGTTGATGCGCTTAGCTTCACTGAGGCGGAAGCACGTATTATATCTGAAATGACACCGTTTATCAGTGGCGAGTTCACTGTTTCGGACATTAAACGCTCCAATTACAGCGAACTGTTTCCCTCTGAGGAAGATGCAGCCGACCGCTGGTTTAAGTGCAAGCTGTATTACATTACGCTAGACGAAAAGAGCGGAGCGGAGAAAAAGACATCATGCTATATGCTTGTTCAGGCAGCCGATTTGAGAGATGCTGTAAAGAAACTTGACGAAGGAATGAAAGGCACAATGGCAGACTATGTAATTTCATCCGTAGCCGAAACCGCCATCATGGATGTATATCCGTATGAAGCTGAAAATGATTCCTGTTTATCGGAGTACCCAAGTGGACACAAGACGGAAGCTGTCATAGGCGGAAGGGGCGTCATTGTAGACAAAACGGGAAGTTCAACTGTAGTTTTACCTATTTAAATTTAAGAAAGTATGTCAAACGAACAACAAAACCAGGTTCTCCATCATTGGAGAACTGGAAGTCAATCTGATTATGTGGGAGTAGAGATACTCCCTAACGGTCAGTCTATCATTGCTACCATATCACATATTGTTTGGGATGAGAATGCAAAGGTACAAGGGAGTAAGAAACCATCATGGATTGCTTACTTTAAAGAAACAAACCTTGTTCCTAAACCTATGCTATTGAACAGTACGAACCGCAAACGCCTTACTAAGCTGGCTCAAACTGATTATCCTGAAACCATCCGTGATTTCCGTGTCATATTATGCAAGGAACTGACACGTGACCCAAGCGATGGAGGAAAGGTCTACGGATTGCGTATAGGGCGTGATGTTCCGCCACCACCACAGAAAGAGAAAATGACAGTGAACTCTGATAAATTCAATGCTGCATTGGAAGCATTGAAAAGTGGAAAATGCGACATTGGATACATCACGGCAAGCTATGATGTGGACGCTGAAGCTATGAAATTGTTTAACGAAGCAGTTAAAAAATAATGGAAGCAGAAGAAAAAGAAAAATTATGGCTTATGAAGAGGTGTGGTAAAATCACCTCTTCCGCCATTGGAAAACTTATGGTTTCTGGGAGAAGGGAAATGACACCTTCCGAACTAGAGATTGCAAAAAAACAGGGTGTGAAGAGAAAGACAGTTGATGTTCCTTTCGGAGATACAGCTATTTCTTATCTTTATCAGGTTGCAAGGGAAAGAAGGTTGAACAAACCATGCCGACATATATCCACTTATGACATGGAGTGGGGAAAGGATCATGAAAAAGACGCTATAGAATGTTTTAACCATAACACGTTCTCCAGACTAATGTCCTGTGCGGATGATTTTGACGAAATTGTTTTTGTCGATAATATCTATGATGGATATGGCGATTCTCCCGATGGGTATGGATTTGATGTCAATGGTAAATTATCTTATATAGCCGAAGTGAAATGCTTTACTTCTGAAAGTAAAATTGAATATTTGAGAGAAGCAACAAAAGAACAGGCGATAGAGGAATACTATTGGCAGCTAATGTCTCATTTCCTTTCCCATCCCGATGTGGATAAAATGTATTATATCGTATATGACGGTAAATCTGATGATGATCCATTTGATTTACGCCCAGTTAATGATCCGTCAAGGCTTTTGTATTGGGAACTTGACAGAAGCGATTATAAAGATGATATAGACAGGATGGAGGATAAGTTACAAATGGCTCTATCTTATCTTTCATTCAACGAACGGGATACGAAAAAATACCCAATAAGCAAAATAAATGACTTTGTTGGTGTTTCAAATATGTAACAGGTAATTGCAGAGTTTACACAAAAATAAGATAATTTATTGAACACGTTGATTATAAGGCATTAGCCCAAAAAGTAGAATGCCAAAATGATATAGGTTATTCAAGAAGAATTATTGTCTAAATTGCCATGACTACATTAATCAAGCACAACAAACCTAATCGTGGGGATGAAATAATCATCCCCTATCTTGCCATAGAAAACAATATCAACTTTATCATGCTCAATGGAGGTGTAGGTGACGTTGAACTTATGGACGGAACGAAATGTAAGTCAATAAGCTGCACTCCTATCAAATTTGATGATGCAGGAGATGATATATATCGTATATATGGCATAGGAAAAGAAGCATGGAAAATGGCATGGCTGAAAAGAGTACATGCCATGAGTGATGAAATTGTAAAACTAAAGTTAGATTTCAATGCCAGCAATTAGCGAATTATGGATAGATTATCCAATATCTTACCGTGACGAAAAAGGAAGGTTCGTAAAAGGCCATAATTATGGATTCAAGAAAGGAAGGAAAGTATCGGATGAGGAACGTGAAAAGAAAAGAGTTATTATGAAGGAACTCATAAAGAAACGAAAGGAAAACGGTTCTTATCTCGGCCATAGAAACAATACAAGGGCTGTCATTGCGATAGAGGATGGCACGAACAGATTCCTATGCTTTGAAGCCTGTTGTGACTGTGAGAGGAAATTAGGTATGCCACAACGCTCATGCAGTTCTTTCTGTAAGGGGAAAAACGGGCATAGATGGAGAAACTTTAAATTGTTTTACGAAGATGAATACGGATTACGTTGACGAATTTGGAAACTACGACAGGAAGCTGATCAAACTAAATAGTGATACTGTCATTTTGCTGCATATATTTAAGAAAAAACCAAACCATCACTTCGAGGATTGGATGGTTCTTCAAGACAATGAGGAATACTTCAAAAAGGAATGTGTTCCTGATTACGAAGATGCCGCCAGGCAGTTTGTCAAGCAGTTTGAAGGAGAAGAGTGTATGGCTTTTGTGATTGCATTGAAAAACGAACTTGAAAGAATGATACAAGAAGATGAGTACAAACGAAATAAAGCTAAGGGATTACCAAGAGGTGGGGATAACCCGTCTGAGAAATGCCCTGACTAATCATAAACACGTCATATTCTCAGCCTGTGTAAGTTACGGCAAAACGGTCATAATGAGTTTTATGGCTAAAGGTGCTGTCGAAAAGGGGAATAAGGTGCTTATCGTATCCCACAGATCTGAACTTATGGCACAGACAGGGGGAACGTTGGAAAGAGTTGGCATACAGGCTGAATACATCTCTCCTAAGCACAGGAACATACCTAAAGGTCTAGTAGTATCAGCAATGGCTCAAACTCTCCGTAGAAGGATTGAAAAGCCCGAATGGGTTGAATGGGTTAAGAGTGTATCTCTCTGCCTAATAGACGAAGGGCACACCTCTGATGCGGACTTTCTCTTTGAATCTGGTTTGCTTGATGACAAGTATGTAGTAGGTCTTACAGGAACTCCGATGAGAAGTGGGAACCAAAGGCAGCTTGGCATGAACTATGAAGAGATTGTAGAAACTGCCCAGATACAGGATATGATGGACCGGGGAAACATAACCAGGTTGAGAACGTTTACGGTTGATGCACCCGACTTGTCTAAGGTTAATACCGATTATCGTACAGGTGACTTCGATAGCAGGCAGATGGGAGCAGTGTTCAACAAGTCTGTACAGTACAAGGGGGTGATTGAAAACTATATGCGTATCTGCCCGATGAAGAAGGCAATATGTTTTGATGCCACACAGGCAAATGCGATAAGGATGTGCGCTGAGTTTAATGAAGCTGGCATTCCTGCAAAATTTCTCATATCAGGCATAGACAAGAACAAACCTGATGAGTTGGCATTATATGAAAAATACAAGCATCTTACAGGAAACAGAGAACAGCTTATCAAGGATTTCCATGACGATAAATTCACCGTTATATGCAACAGTGGCATATTGTCTACGGGATACGATGAAACAAGTATAGAGGTTTGCATATTAAACCGTGCTACACAATCCGTTCAGTTCTATATCCAGGCAACCGGCAGGGCTATCCGACTTCACCCAAACAAGACGGAAGCATTTCTCCTAGACTTCGGTGGTAACATATCACGGCTCGGCAAGTTTGAGAAAGAACGTCAATGGGCTTTATGGCATAACAAGGGAAAATGTGAAGGGATACAAGGAGTGAAAGAGTGTAAACAGTGTGGTAAATATATTGCCATAACCGCTTCGGAATGCCCTTTCTGCGGATATGTATATCCAACCGAAAAGGAAATAAGAATGGCGGAACTACAAGAACTAGTAGGAGATTTAAAGTTTGAGCAAATGACGCCTACTCAATTTTTCCAGTATGCGGAACTTAAAGGATACAATACTTATTGGGCGATACGGCAGTTGTATATCAGAAATACGGAAACTGATTTTCGTAAAGCCATGAAAGAATGCGGATATTCCAGCAAGTTTATATGGGGTTATATTCAAAGAAACAAGAAAATAACATTATGAAAAATAACTTTAATCCTTGGGAAGTGTTTGATGAGATTGAATGTTCCCATAACCCGGAATATATTGTTTGCGTGTCACATCTTAGACATTACACGAATATTTTTGGCATAGACAAAAGGCTTATAGATTTTCTTGGAATGGAAAAGAATACAATATTAGATATTGAAACATTTTGTTTTGGCGGAATGGACGTTTTCGGGATAAAAGAAAATTATGTTTCCGTAATAGAAGATTGTAAAAGACAAAGGGAAGCAAAGGAAGAAGCCTTGGAGAAAAACAGGAAATTGATAGCCATGCTAAAATTAAAACGTGAAAATATGTGCGGCATAGGTACAAGAAAGGTAAAATTAATGCTTAATAAAAAGATAAAACAAGGAGATTTTACGGCTAAAATTTACCGTGTTGCATTGGAGATACAAGATTACAACATAAAGGCTAAAGACGCTCCATTTCCCTACTCAGAAAAGATGTATGCAAAGAAAGAAGATTTGATTGACAAACTTATCGAAATATATAACGAAAGTAAGTTATCTTTTGGGCGCTCAGAGGATAAGGGGAAAAGAGTTTCTTTTATTGTATATTTTGATCTTCCTTTAGGGAATCAAATCTCTTTTCACTCTACAGTAAAAAGGAATATTCCTGTATATGAAAAAGAGTGGGATGGATTGGTAAACAGTACATTGGACAAGTTAGAAAAAGAAATAAAACAATACTTAAACATTTAATCATGGGAAAAAATTTATTGCAGGAAGTAACAAACTATATTTCATAGGTGACTGGATTGACGAGTATTGCGATTTGCGGTTCGATGATGTGGTGAAATAATGTACGGACGATTTCTTGTCAGAAAACATTTCTTTGGATGATCTTGCAAAATAGCAATACAAAGTCTTGCAGGAACGGAGAGTATTGCTGCTGTCGCTGCAAGCATAGATATACGGTTATTGTGGACGGTTTGTTTGTTGGATATGTCTGCTATATTCCTTGGTTTGAAAAAAAACGTTGCCATGAAGATAAGAAACAGCGGACATGATATGTGTGAAGGATTTGAGATGGTTGATAACAAACTTTAACCTTTTATTTTTCTCATATATCCCATTTCGTGATACCTTTGCCAAATACAATTTTTTTTATCATGGCTGAGGAAAAACGGTCTGCGGAAGAAAAGAAAATGCAGAAAGATATAGTAGTTAGTTACAGGAACGAGAAGGAAGGTAAAGGATGCAGGGGATTGCTTGTAGCATTCTTTTCCGAACTTCTCCATCCTGCTGTAAGTGGTAACAAGTCGGCTGAGTTCCGTGCTCTAGGGGCAAAGAAAAGTATGCCTGACCTTGCTTATATACATGACGGTAAGATATATGGCATAGAACTTAAAATGCCTGACAGTAACCATGACCGTAATCATATAATAGAACAGGCTGATGTGATGGCTACATATTTCTTTAGAGGATATTTCGTATGGTCTAAGGAAATGTTGTGGAATATACTTGACGCTATCGAGCGTGGTCAGCCTATAATGTCGAATACATTGCAGGTTAAAGATTACTGTTTACGTAACAGCACTACAAAAGTAAGTTTTGAAAAAATAATTAAAGAACTGTTTTAATGAAAGTTATATATAATAAAATCATCCCATTCAAGGGGTACAAGTGTATAAATTTGTTTGGGGTTATTTTTGTAAGAAAAGGATGTACGATGCGTGAAAGAGATTACAATCACGAAGCGATTCATACAAAACAAATGAAAGAGCTTTTGTATGTTCCGTTTTACATTTTGTATATTTTGGAATGGCTGTACAGGCTTACACAAAAAGGTAATGCGTATAAGAATATATCGTTTGAGAAGGAAGCCTATGATAACGAGAACGACATGGATTACCTTGATAAAAGAGAACATTTTTCTTGGATTGAATACATTTAAATTTGACATTTATGAATAAAATAGTTTTTGATAGAAAAGCTTTATATTCAACGTTAAACTCAGCCAAAGCCTGCCTTTCCGATACAGGCTTGACGATATTGAAATGTTTCCGTTTTAAATATGTATCATCAGAAAATTCAATAGAGGTTACTTCATACAATAACCTTAATGAGATGCGTTTGATTATTCCAGTTGTTGATTCAGACTGCAATGACGGGCAGGAGTTTGCAGTAGACGGAATAAGACTTGTAAAGTTACTCAAAACAGTAAGGGATTCCATTGTTTCTGTAAAGATATATGATGAAGAAGTTATATTTTCTTACAATGGAAGTGAAGCATCTTTCTTTGCGGAAGATGTAGAATCTTATCCTGATATTAAAATGGGTAAGCGTGGTACCGGGATAAGGGTCAACGTGAACAGGAATGATCTGTATAGAGCATTAAAAAGGAACATAGGATTTAATGATATCAGTGACGTTGTGACCAGCCTTAGTGGAGTGGGGATAAATTTTATTTGTTCCAATAATTGCATTGATATATGTTCGTCCGATAAGATTGTATTTGTCAGAGATGTTATAGAATGTCAGCCGGATATATCAAAGGACTTGTGCATAAATGTAATGCCTACATCGGTAAAGGAAGCGTTATCTTTTCTTGAAATGTTGTCAGAAGAAAATGTAACTGTTTCTGTATCTGATGATGATAGGGTGATGTCTATATCTTATGGGGATTTCGGTTCTGTCTTTAATTGTACGCTGATGGAGGTTAAGTTTGTAAACTACACACCATTGGTAAACAATATAAAATCAAACTTTAATTACTTTATTAAAGCAAGAACTAGCGACTTGATAGATTCCCTTTCAAGAATAAAGGTAATGTCAGATGTGTATAATATATCACATTTTGTTTGCAGGGAGGGAGATAATAAAATGGATATAACATACACAAATGATGCAGGGTATAAAATATCGGAAAATGTCGGAATTGAAGGATATTGTCAAGGGCGTTTGGATTGCAATCTGAATATTGAAAAGATGATTAACGCATTGAAAGTGTTCCCTGGGGATTATGTCACATTGGCATATACCAATCCTGAGAATAATGCTCCTATATGTATCATTAATGAAGAGGGTAATTATAAATTAATGGGCGTAGTAAACATTTTTAAGAGTTGATAACTATTGTTTAACATATCGAATATACCGTTTTATTATTTTTGCAACAAAAATATATAACTCATGGAAAACGAAGAAAGAACAATTCAGATTCTCGCTAAAACAATAGATAGGTTAAACAAGACGATAGAATCACAGAACAGGTTGATTGAGGATTTAAAAAACAGACTTGAAACAATTCAGAACGAATATAGCCCTTCAATTATGACTGTAGGAGTATTGATAGAAAAGTTGAATAATACAAAGACAAGAAGCGGAAAGGTAAGATTTGAAGCATTATCCAAACATATAATGCCATATCTTACCAATCAGCTTTATGACGAGTATGATTTTAATGATGCCATTCCTACGTTCAAGGAAGTCCCGTCCGTTGAAAAGCCTGTCAATCGTGACATGATAGATGATATGATCAATGTTATAAAATCAAAGAGAAAGATAAGCGAATCATCCCAAAAGGCATATCTTTTAATGCTTAAAAGAATATTGTCCGAATCAAAAGAGATGAGCAAATATATCAATGATTATATTATCTCACTGAACGTAAAATCTCCTTCAAATATATCTCTTACGGATGAAGAAATAGAATTATTCTGGAATGTCGAGCCGTTTAACGTTACAGAAAAAATTGTAAAGAAATTATTTCTGATTCAATGCTATACTGCCATGAGATATTCCGATATTTTCAGATTGAAAGATTCTATGATGGAGGGAAATGTTATTTCGTATATATCAAAAAAGACAGGTAAGAACGTTGAGGTTCCCGTACCTTCCAAGATTATAGAAATGATAAAAGAGGTTAGATCGTTCGATAAATACAACATAGAATCTTCCTTAAAGACTACTATGAATGAAGTTCTACCAACTCTTGGATGTAGAGCAGGTATAAACAAGCAGGTATTTGTAAGACGGGCAAATGTACTTATGAAAGGGCCGAAGTACCAGTTCATCAAAACACATACAGGACGTAGAACAGCTATTACCAGATGGGCTAATATGGGAATACCAGAAGGAGAACTGAAATCTATGGCTGGTCATTCTGATATAAGAACTACGAACAGATATATTACTGCAAGCGTATCAAATAAAACAAAAAATATTTTAACGGATGGAAATATTGGAGAATGTGCTGTCGATTGAAAAAACGAAACACCTGCAAGAACTTGGAGTGAATACAGGTAACGCATCAATGACTTGGATGTTATATCCTTATGAGGAAGGCAAACAACCACAATTATCTTTACGAGAGTGGAGAACTTTCAAGGAACCGTTCAGAAAAGAACATTGTATTCCTGCATTTACTTTGCTTGACATCCTGGAACTGTTACCAAAAGAGATAGAAACAGGAACGGATACTTATTGGATTACAATGTATTTTAGTGACAATTGTTGGCATATTTGTTATTCTATGTCGGACGAATTTGATTATTATCAAGAATTTTTATCTTACTCATTAATAGATGCAGCTTATGAAATGCTATGTTGGTGCGTTGAGGAAAGATTAATACCATAAAGATAAAACGGAATTAATTCAAAACGACTTGGGTTTGAGCCTTATGTGAGCGTAAATCGTAATACAGGTGCTCTTATAAAAAAGGAGGATATGAATTTACTCGAAGAATGCGTGAGGCGTAGAATTATTGAAATATCAAAATAACGAAAAATAAACAATATCATGGAACAGAAAATAAAGGCTTATAAAACATTTGATAAGGATTTATCTTGTAGAGGGTTTAAGTATGAAGTAGGTAAGGAGTATGAAGAAACAGGTTACATAAAGGTATGCGAGAAAGGTTTTCATGCATGTCCTTATCCTCTGGATGTTTTTGGTTACTATCCGCCGGCTGGGGCAAGGTTTTGTGAGGTTGAGCAGAGTGGTAAAATAGACGATTCAGAAAGTAACAAGGTTTGTTCTTCAAAAATTAGAATAGGTGCTGAGCTTGATATAAGGGGGCTTGTGAAAGCAGCTGTATCTTATGTCAAGGAACGGTGTACTAACGAGTGTAATGCGGAACCGGGAAAACCTGCCACGGCTGGTTATAGAGGTGTTGCTACGGCTGGTGATAATGGTGCTGCCACGGCTGGTGATTGTGGTGCTGCCACGGCTGGTTATAGAGGTGCTGCTACGGCTGGTGATAGGGGTGCTGCCACGGCTGGTGATAGAGGTGCTGCTACGGCTGGTAATTATGGTGCTGCCACGGCTGGTGATAGTGGTGCTGCCACGGCTGGTAATCATGGTGCTGCCACGGCTGGTAATCATGGTGCTGCCACGGCTGGTAATTATGGTGCTGCTACGGCAAGAGGAAAGGCTTTAACAGGATCTAATGGTTTGTCAGTAGCAAGAGGAAAAAATGTTCAGGTAAAAGGCGGAATAGGTGCAATTTTGGTCATAGCTGAGGAAAGGGATAATACGTATGATATTGTTGATTGGAAGGCTGTAGTAGTTGATGGTGAGGTTGTCAAGGCTGATACATGGTATAGACTGGAAAACGGTGAGTTAGTGGAAGTTGATTAACGGAACAAATATGAATGAAGTTAGAAAGCTATATAACGATGATGGATGCGTTCTTAAAGAGGCGTCTAGCAATGACTATGAATCATGGAGTTCAGCAAGAACACTTGGTCCTACGGAAGAAGGGAATAATACAGAAACCTATGTTATAATTTTGAATATGAGTGGGGGAACTAATATCCCTCACTGTGCAAAGAAAGGTGTATGTGATGAGGATTGTGAATACATGAAAAATTTTAAAGGATAAGATATGAAACAGACAGTAGAAGAAGCGGCAAGGGACGCAATCCACGCTCATTATAAATGCAACGGTGAATATCCATGCGGAGAACGTGACTATTGCGAACATTGTAATGGTCATAATACAGCATTCGATTGTTGCGAATGTGGCGCAGATGAGTTTAAAGAAGGATTTATTTCTGGTGCCGAATGGCAGTCGAAGCAATCGCCTTGGATAAGCGTTAATGAACGGTTGCCGGAACCAAACAAGCTTGTCCTTTGCAGAATGGTATCAAATGGAGAGATTGTTAGTGGCTATATCGTTGTTTCATCCGGGAGATCGCCATACGTTGCGACAGACGGAGGATTTGAATTTGAGGATTGGAACGGCTACGAGTGTGACATGTGGATGCCTATCCCTTCTTTTGATGATATACTAGAAGCCAACAGGGATGTACTTGAACGGATTAAAGATTAAGTAGATTAATTATGGCAATAAAATTTTTAAACAAAGAAAGGAATAAGAAATGAAAAAGTACAAGGTTTTATTTTGCGATATGGATGGAACGTTGATTGATACAGTAAGTAGAGAGACGTTCCCGAAGGGTATATGGGACATGAAATTTAAGTTTGATGTTCTGGATGCAATAAAGAATTTGAATCCCAAAGAAATCTTTATTGTGACAAATCAAGGAGGGATAGAAAAGGGGTTGATTCCAGAATCATTCATTCATGTAAAATGTGAGTATGTGAATGATAGTATAATGGATTATTGCAACATTAATACGCGTTTTATGTATTGTGGAAGCAATGACAGAAACAATCCCATGAGAAAGCCGAATACAGGAATGCTTGAAAAACTTTTTGACAACTATATAGTATGGAGTAATAATGATTGTAAATTAAAGGATTGTCTAATGATTGGTGATGCAAGCGGTCTTGAAGGGCAGTTTTCGGACAGTGACAAGAAAACAGCCGAGAATTTCGGTATAGACTATATGGATGTCAGCGAGTTTGTAAATGTTTATGGGAAAGGAGTTTGATTATGGGATTCAGTAGAGGAACAAAGCCGGGTGCAGAAAACAGAAAAGGGCATAGATGGATTAATTATCCTAACAATGCGCATAGAAAGTGTACGAAGTGTGGCTGCATGGTTGACATAACTTCTTTAAAAGGAGAAAGTGTTTTTGTATATACAGACAATAAAGGTAATAAATTGACTGAATGTCCTAATTGTATTTGATTATGGAAGTTAGTTATAAAATATTCAATTCAGAAGAATATAGTATTCGTTGCGAAGAGCGCGATATATTTTATCCAAGTAAACCTTACCCTACTGTAGAAGAGTTTACTAATAAAGGTATTGGAAAGGTGGTAGGGTATATAGATGGAGGCTTTTTTAGGAAAGATAAGTTTTTGATAGTAGATAAGGAAACTAAAAAGTTTATGAAAGTGAAAGTAAGTGATTGCGAAGTATTAGAATATTGATTATGGAAGTAAATAACGGAATAATAATAGACGGGGTGCTACATGAAATGATTGATGCGTTCACTATAAATTTTGATTGCAGTAAATGTTCATTGCGTAAGGAATGCAATGAGTGTGAGATGGAGCATGAAACATATTTGTGTGATGTGATGGGTTGTTTCTGTTTTGTCAGTCGTGGTAAAGTAACTGATATTAAGATAGATAAGGAGGAATAACTATGGGATTTACAACACCGTGTTTCATACGCAAAAATACTGCTAATATTAGAAATAGATTAAAAGAACTTGGCTATTATTGTAATCCATATTTAGGTTGGAATAATCTATTTACTTCTATATTTGGACCCACTTCGATTTATTCATTGGACGATGATGATATAAATGGTCTTAAAGAAATATATGATTTTATTGATTGCGGAACGAATGAAGAACTTTTCCTGGCTATCGCTGCATTGAGGGATGATACAGACAAGAACCAATGGTTTACCGATGGAGATAAATGGATTCTGTGTCCTGAAATCAAGTTCTCTACTTATTGGGTTTACAATGATATTGATGTTAATATAGATACCGTTCACAAAGCTACCGTAGACGAATTGATTGAATATTTTAAAGAAAAGGAGGAACAATTATGATTACAATAGCATGGTATAATGTAGTGGCAATTATAGTTTTAATACTTTGGTTGTTTTGGGCATCTAATGGTAAGGACGATGCTTTTGGTTTGGGTGCTGTTGTCAAACTTGTAGCAGGTATTATTTTTATATTATTTTGGGGTGGAATGTTTTGGTGGTAATATAATAAATGATTAAACAATGAAAGCAAGAATAAAATCAACAGGAGTTTTGGTAGATGTAACTCCCCAATTAAACATCAACTCTCAACATAACAATAATTATTTATATGTATGTGATAACATGGTTTACAGAGAATGCGAACTTGATTTCTTTAGTGAAACTATTGACTGGGAACAACGTAGATATGAATTGGCGAAAGATATTATTAAGGCTGTTGTAGCAGATGACTGTGGGGGTAATTCTGATGCAATCGCTAAATATGCGGTTAATTGCGCTGATGCACTAATTAAAAGATTAAAGGAGGTGAATAATGAATAGCGTACAGACACAAACCATTGCTATAAATGGTGTAAACGAATGTGTGGCATATATTGATTTTTGCGATGGTCAATTATGCGTTTCTGTTGTTATAGAAGGGAAACAGGCGGATTTTCACTTTGAGCCTGTTACTCTAGGAATGTTTGCCCATGCTTATAAGTTGCATTGTGAAGAGTGTGAAAATAATAGAAAGAATAACTATGAAAGTATTAAGAGATAAAACTCCTGTCGCTCGTAAAGAGCACAGGTGCAATTTTTGCGGTGGAGTAATTTCCGTTGGAGAAAAATACAACAGACAGACCAATGTTTATGACGGTCGTGTTTATGACTGGGTATCCCACTGTGAATGTTCCAAGTTAGCCTATGAACTTGATATGTATAATGATTGCGATGAAGGACTTGACGATGATGGGTTTGTTGACAACCTTAATCAGTATGTTTACGACAATCATTATGACGATAAAATAGATGATATTGCGCAGGATTGGCAATTACCACGTTATGAATTAGTAAAGAAAGTGTTGAATGAATTAAACAAGAAATAGTTATGACCGAAGAACTTGTAACATTAGAAACAGCTAAGTTGCTGAAAGAGAAAGGGATGTTTACATGTATAGAATTTCCTTCGCAATCCGTTGCCCAAAAGTGGCTACGTGAAATAAGAGGTGTGTATGTATATGTAGAACCTGTTATTGGAAAAAGATGGACGCTTTCTTTTTGTGATTTCAATGTTCCAACAGAAGAAAGCGACTGGATGGAGAACGAAATAAACAAAGGGAATGGCTATAAAGTATATGTCACCTACGAAGAAGCACTGGAAGCAGGTTTACAGGAAGCATTAAAATTGATATAGAAATGAAAAAGACTTTTAAACAATGGGTAAAACAGGATAAAGACTTGGATGACTTTTTATCGCCAGGTGATTATATTGACGAAAGGTTATATAACTATATAGGGGAAATCATACCTCCTGCATATTACTCAAGAGACTTTATACAAGGATGCGACGCCATTAAAAATGAAGGCGATGTATTATTCTACATTACAGCACACAGAACCGTTGATAATCGGTACTTATATCTCGGTGTTTTACCGGAATTTAAACAATAATTCAAAACAGGGAAGAAATGAATACAACTTTTGAAAAATCGGCTAATAGTACCGATCAGCTACCCATTAGGCTAAAAGCCCAAGTTGATTAGACTAAGCGTTAGGAGAGAATATATAGTTACCAATGGGTGTTTGCTCAAGCCTCTTGCTCTAAGGTCAAAACCTCTCCATAACATTGTCGATGAGCATTTAACGGTAAATCCGACTTATAGTAAATTAAAAACGAATGGTTTACGTAATTAACAAACAAGGACAAGCACTTATGCCAACCGAAAGGTTTGGTAAGGTGAGAAGGCTGTTAAAAAACAGTCTAGCCCATGTTATGTGCCGTATTCCGTTCACAATTCAATTGGATTATGACACAACAGATTATACACAGCCCGTAAGTTTGGGTGTAGATGCTGGTAGCAAGCATATCGGCATTTCAGCAACAACAAGTGATAAGGAATTGTATGCAGCAGATGTGGAATTGAGAAACGATATTGTGGATAAGCTATCTACTCGTAGGGAATTAAGAAGAACTCGTAGGAGTAGACTTCGTTATCGCAAGGCTCGTTTCAATAATAGGGTATCTCCCAAGCGTAAAGGTTGGCTAGCACCATCTGTTGAAAACAAAATTCAAACTCATTTGACTGTTGTTGAGAAAATACATAAGTTCCTACCGATAACCAATATCGTAGTTGAAACGGCTGCTTTTGATATACAGAAGATTAATAATCCAAGTATATCTGGCAGTGAATACCAACAAGGAGAACAACTTGACTTCTTCAATGTGCGTGAATATATTTTGTTCCGTGATGGTCATACTTGCCAACATTGTAAGGGTAAGAGTAAAGATAAAGTCTTGAATGTGCATCACATAGAGAGCAGAAAGACTGGAGGTGATAGCCCAAAAAACTTGATTACCCTTTGTGAAACGTGCCATAAGGCATATCATAGAGGTGAGCTTGAATTAAATGTAAAGCGTGGAAGGTCTTTTAGAGATGCTGCCTTTATGGGGATTATGCGATGGAGTTTTTATGATAGGCTAAAGAATATCTATCCTAATGTAAGCATGACTTTTGGTTATATCACGAAGAATACCCGTATCACTAACAATCTTCCTAAAGAGCATTATGTTGATGCAAGGTGTATCAGTGGTAATCCTGTGGCTAAACCTCTTGGATATTATTTCTATCAGAAGAAAGTAAGATGCCAAAACAGACAAATACACAAAGCTAATTTCTTGAAAGGTGGCAGAAAGAAACTCAATCAAGCACCATTCTTGGTAAAAGGATTTAGGTTGTTTGACTTGGTTGAATATCAAAAAGAGTTGTATTACATCTTTGGCAGAAGAAGTAATGGTTCCTTTGATATTAGGAAATTGGACGGAACTAAAGTGAATAAAGGCTCTATTAATTGCAAGCATTTGCGATTGATATCTACAAGGAAAAGTATATTAACTGAAAAACGAATACTGGTAAATTTATGAACAATTTAAAATTATATATCGCCCGTGACGAAGGTAAATGGGATGAAGACGTAAAGAAGGAAGGGGAGCTAAATCTTTTCTATGACACCCCGGAACTTCTGTTTGACGTGAAAGACTGGACATGGTACTGGGGTAATGCCCGTAAGATAACGAATATTCCCTCTTACATGTATCCGCAAATAAAGGATAAAGAGTGTTATGTTTTCAATAATATTGAATATAAATAGTTTTAATTCTGTTAATATTTCACTCCATGTTGGCATAATTGATTCGGATTAGATTTAATGTTATATTCAATTGAAGAATTTGCAGAAACAGTGTCACTGACGGTTTTATAACGAGTTCTACTAGTTATTTCCCATTTCTGTTTTTCTTGCTCTTGCAATATTTGATATATTGCAGGATTATTTACTTTTAAGTTTTCTATGATTTTGTTCATGGCTGTTATACTGATTACTTTAAATGCAAATATAGGTCTTTTCCCTTTTAAAAGTTTACAATTCAACATTAAAGTTGCTGAAAAATGATATTTTTCTCTCTACGTACTGCATATCCCTTAGTATCGTTTGGTCTAATACCTTTGCGTAGTGCTGTGTTATTCGGGTGGATGAATGCCAACTAATAATAGAAGATAGGCAGTTAGCCTATCTTCTCTTTTCGTATTTTCTTTTCATTTTCCTTCTTTCTACCCGTGATATACCCATGCTTTGAGCAATACCGAACAGGATTTCCTTTTCCGAATCGTTAAGCATATCATATACTTCTTCTTTGCTTTTTCCGCTAATCATAGCCATAAAAATCTTTTTCATAATGATTTATTTTAGTTTTTTCTTACAACAATCGCAAATCTCGTCTTTTATAGGTTTTGTAAATAAAGCACCTACATATCCTGCAAGGTATCCGGCTTCTTCTGATGAAGGCTTTATGCCGTAATAGTCAATTATATGACCAATCATGTGTTGTTTTTCATGCTCCAGTGTATTCATAAATTCTTCATCAGATGTACTGTGACTGATAATAATTACAGTACACTTGTCGTTTGAATACGTTACACCGTAATTGTATTTTTCAGTCTTTATCTTATCCGTTATCCTGTTCAGCAAATGAAAAGGACAGCCAATGTATTCCAGTCTGTACATCGCTCTTAAATAAGAGTATTTATCCACAGAATAGAACACATCAACCGTCCAATCATATTCCTCAATGTATAGTCTTTGTCGTACCATAGCAATCAGATATAATCCTCCCAAGAGAAAGGTGTTCCACAGGCTATACACTTTGCATAATACTCGTCAAGAGCACGGGTAGGGCTTCCGTCAACATCGTCAAGATAGTCTTTTACAAACATACAGGCATATTGCTCATTGACTATGGATGAACCCATATAGTCGGCACGTACCATATTCAATACATAAACCTTGTTGTATTCCACATCATTCTTCAACTCAACATTGAATTGCTTCATCAATGCTTCTACTTGATCCTTATCATACGGGTGTATTTTGTTACCGTTCCTGTCTTTCATTTTAGAAACGGCATATTCACACAATTTCTTTGAGAAATTCCATCCATGTTCTGCAAGATATTTTTCCATTCCCGAAGGAAGTTTCTCATATACATCTAATCTCGTTCTTTCCATAGCTTTTGTTTTTAAAAAGATAGCCCGTAGCAAACCACTACGGGCTTAAACCAATTTAATTAGCGTCTACGTCTAGCGTAAGGACCAGTACCTTTGACTCCGCGTCTTTCTCCGTACTCATCATCGTCATCCCAAATACGCCCGTCATCGTCCATTCTTCTACGCATTCCACGCTCACCGTAACGTCCATCCATTTCTTCCATAGCGTCACGATAGCCTTCTTTATACGCTTTTTCTAATTCCCGGTCCATATCTTCACCTTCAAAGCTACGGCCCATTCCATATACTTTCCAACCCATAGTGTTTATTTTTTATTGTTGTTATTATTATTGTTTACATGTTGCACGTCAGGCAATTTGATACCAGAAGCAGCAAGTTGTGCAAGTATATCCTTTATCTGTGACAATTCACCTTTAAGTTCCTTCATCTCCTTGTCCTGCTGTGCCTTTTCGGCAAATGCAGGATTCAACGCTGTAAGCATCTCATCGCAGCTTTTTATTACTTTCTGATGGTATTCCACAGATTCCACAACCCTTACACTACTTATTTTCATTGCTTCTATCTCAGCATTGATGGCATCCTTGCTTTCCGATACAACCACATTTCCGCCTACTTGGGAAAAGTCTGCTATACTAAGATTGGCTGGCAACTTTTGAAAATCAAGAGTATCATCTCCAACCTTAACTTTCACATCCACAACCATTTCATTTTGCGGAAGAGGATATGCTGTATATCCGTTCTGATATTTAGGAACAGGATTTGAAACACTTACCACAGTGCCCACATCACATCTTGGGTTTTCCCCTTTATGCAATATGAAAAACTGCTGTCCTTGTCGTATTGATTGAAACATACTTATTCTAACTTTTTAATATCATTTTACAGTGCTTCTAGCCTGTGCGGCAGCAGCAGGTGCAACGATATGATTAACTACTTGAAATATCCCATTACATTTGTCGTAATAGACAAAGTATTTATTTCCTTGTGAAATCTCACTTGATGGCATTTGATCTCCAGAACCGTTTACCAAAGGAACCTTGCTTGTGGATGTTGATGTGGTATTTGTCAATGTGGTAGCTACAGAAACAAGATACGCATCAGACCCAGCAGCAGGAACATGATTTACGCTTAAAAGCAAAATACCTTGATTTGGCAATCGTCTGAACAGACACGGGTTAATACCATAGATAACCTCTGAATTTGTCGTATCTGTCGTTACAGAAGATGTCCGAACAAACGGTATTCCTCCAAAGTCAAGTCTATGTACTCCTTTAAAACGGTTAGCGTTATATCCCATCATATAAGGATTAAAAAAATAACTCATAACTTTTCCCTTTCTTTAAAATTTTACTATTTTTGCATCGGGATAGATAGGAGTGATCAGCCTATTGAAAAGGGTTCGCTAACGCCCTTCCCTCTTTTTTCTATGTTAGCATCACTAAAACTAGTTAGCAATGACAAACGAAGAATTTATTAAGAGCATCTCCTTGGAAGGAGAAATTTGGAAGGACGTAATCGGATATGAAGGATTATATATGGTTTCTTCATTTGGAAGAGTGATTTCACTAGAGAGAAAAGTTTCAAATGGGAAATCATTTAGAATCGTTCCTTTTTCTATTAAAAAACCTAATATAATCAATGATAGAGTTAATTATAAACGATATGAATACCATTTATATAAAGGTAAAAGAGAAAGAAAAGCAATAACTGCACATAGAATTGTTGCTACTGCATTTATTCCTAATCCTAATAATTATCCTTCAATAGACCATATAGATGGAAATCCGTTTAATAATCATATCTCTAATTTAAGATGGTGTACTAACTCTATGAACATGAATAATCCTATAACAAAGAAAAGAATTTCATTAGCTAAAAAGGGAAAATTAAATAATTCTAAGAGTATTCCAGTAGTTCAATTAAAAGATAATGAATTAATCCAAATTTATCCTTCTGCTATGGAAGCTAAGAGAAAAGGATATATTTTATCTTCTGTTTTAGAATGCTGTAAAAGCAAATTGAAACACCATAAAGGATATAAATGGATGTTTTTATCCGATTACGAAGCCCAATTCAATAAGTCAAAGAACTCTTAACTAAACTTTAGCAATTGCAACCACAGTTGTCACCAGCAGCATAACCTGCACCAAAACCAGCCATGAACGGATAACCTCCATAGCAGCAATTAGGATTTGGCACAAAGTATGCTGGAACAGGGGCGGGTGCTCTAAGCTGTCCAACGATATTAGCGGTCTGTGCCTGCTGAGAAGCAGCTAAAGCTAAATTGCTATTTTCCTGTCTCAGAGCATCAATCTTGTTTTGCATTTCACGCATTTCAAGCTGACAGAACTTGTCATTGATGATTGCGCTTTGAGCGTCAATCTTACTTGACAAGATGTTAAACTGAGTGTTTGTGTTGCTTGTCAAAGTATTAGTCTGCTCTACAGTAGCCAAACGGCTATCACATCCTTGGCGTTCAATAGCTGTACGGATATCGCAGCAGCAAGAAGCAAGCTGAGAACCGATAGCTGCACTATTGGACTGAATTGAGTTGATGATCTGTTGAGAGGAAAGACCTACCTGGTTACCAACTTGCTGAATCTGTCCTTGAATCTGACAGATAGCATTTTGCAACTGTTGAGTAGAGCAGTTCAAAGAACTAGCCAACTGGTTGATAGCTGTTCCGTTTCCTTGAATAGCGTTCATCAACAATTCACGTCCTGCTTCATTGTTCAATTGAGCAGGGATTCCGTTTGCTCCATTGCCAAACCCGTTACCGAATCCGTTACCACCCCACAGGAAGAAGAGCAGGATAATCCAGATCCAATAACAACCAGCACCACCCCAAGCGTCTTGATTTTTGTTTCCATTCATCAAGGCAGCTACAAGATTGGGGTCTAATCCTTTATTCTGCAACAGTGCAGGAATCATTGACATAATACCTGCGCTTTCTCCAGCGGCAGGATTGTCGAACATAAAAATTTTGTCTGAACCCATAATATTGTAATTTAATGTGTGTGTATTATAACTCCCGTAAAGACTGTGCACTCATCTTTACGAATGTAAATTTACAACATGGATGGTCTAAACAAAAATAAAAATTTCGTAGTATAACTTATTGTGTTTCAGATAGTTTAAACTTGTTAAAATAAGTTATTTGCTTGTGAGTTGTTTTTCCTATTCGTATATTAGCGCAATAATTTTAAAATAGAGGAATTGAAGATGAAAGAATTAAAAAAATGGAATAATAATCCAATAAAGATTACGTATTTAATACCTAGTGGAAACAAGTACGCTTATATAAAATTAGGTGACACTGTTGATCTGACGAACGGAACATATAAAATAACCGCTTTGGATAATGAAGAAAACATTTTCCAAGCGGTTAATATGGAGAATAAAGATGATTGTGTTACAATGTATGCGTATGAGGTTGTCTAGTTTTTAGTCTTGTATTTACCCCTTGACTTCTTTGGACGTATAAGCCCGTTGTTTTTAAGAGCATCCAATGTTTCTTTCAAATAAACGGGCTTTGTCATTCCTTGTACTCTCACAGGAGATAATAACGGTTGTACGGGATGAAATTTAGTGCCTTTATATGTAAGTCTTGCAAACTCTGTGTCGCTCACATCAAGATACTTAATGGCATTTTCTCTATCAAAATAAGACGGTATGATAGTGGATTTGTTTATTGCGTCAGTAAGGAAGTTGAACTGTTCCGCATCAACATTCGAGTTTCCGCTTTTCAATGCTAGAGATATCCCGTCAAGTAAGGAAGCTAATATAGTGTTATAATTCATGCCCATGACTTACTCGATAGATGATATGTTTGCTGTTCCCGTAACACTCACCTTGCTTCCTGGTGTGACTGAAAAATATTCCACCGTTCCTGCCGGGAGAAGCATTCCTGTTGGTGATATTCTGCTTGATCTGCTTTTCGTTTCCTGTACCAATGAGATACGGCATCCATCCGATGTCGCTACTCTTATAAGGTTTGACAATACTGTGTACTCCTTATCGGTAACATCTTCGGATGCTGATATTCTTGCAGCTACTATACCTTTTAACGCTTCATCCTTTGAAGCGTTTTTTGTGGAGAAATATCCACCTATCTGTTGTTTGTCATTGCTCTCCATATCCTTTTAAGTAAGATTGTTTAACACTTTCGGCAAACTCGTTCAGCTTTACATAATCTGCATCAAGTTTGTTTAAAATACCCTTTCTGAGAGCCGCTTCTTCCTCACCGTTGGGAAATTCATCCTTTATGGCGGCATCTACCGTTTTGTCGTATGATACAGGGTTCTTTACACGCTGTACATCGGCTTTCCACTTTTTGACGAACTTTCCCTGTACAATATTTCCCATATCGTCCGTTTCGGGTTCGTCAACTTGTTCAATGTTTAAATGAACATTGCTATATCCAGTGCCTAAATCAAAGATAAAGGCAGGCTTCTCGTCAAAAATCAAACCTCTTTCCATGTTGTTGTATTTCGTTTATTTTTTGAATATTCCCTAGAACATGACTTGCACATCCATGACCTTCCATGCCCTTTTATTAAATAAAAATCATCAATAGGAAGTTCCCTCCCACAAACTTTACAATATTTTATATTCCTATCTTTTACAGTTGGCAATATTCCGTGTAACTCCCAGTTATTTAGTGCTTCTATATAAGCATTGCTAGCTTGTTCTGCTGTCGAGAAAACCCCTAAATAATATCTTGTACGGTTAATAGAAATACACGAACCGTACTTATTTATGTTTTTGTAATACTTAACGCCTCTTCCGTATTTGTTAGTCTTGCTTCTTGCTGTATTTTCTCTTGTGTGTATTTGTCTTAAATTAGACAATTTATTATTCGTCTTATTTCCATCTATGTGGTCTATAACCAATTCATTATTCCTTTTATTAAAGGAATTAAATACAATGGTATGCACTTTATATGTATGTTTCTTTCCGTTTTTACTCAATACTACACTCATATATCCACTTTTTTCAAGATGTGTTTTTAACTTGACACCTGTTTTTAAAGAAAAAATATAGCCTTCGTCTGTAACACAGTAAAGACCTTCATAATTTACTACATTTACTATATTCATATTGTTATTATTTTTAATGCAAATATAGCAAAATTATTCGTATTACCCTAATAAACTATCCGCATTTGGTTAGATTTTTAATTATGCAAACTTAAACATAATTAATATATTTTGCAAGTTTTGGGAGGGGGATTTTTCACTTCGTGAAAAATTAGGATTGGGTTATTGCACAACGAAAGCCGCCACCGATGCTCGTGCCCGCGTACGAAGGATCAGGGTTCAAATAACTAGACCGCAGAGAACAAGAGCCGTAGTACGACTCACCACCAAAGAAAACACCACGCCTTCCAATATTACCCGCACTTGCATTTTCCGTAAACAAGTTGTAATGGCATTCCCCCGTGTGAAGATTGCTTCCCTTGACCTCTTCAATAAGAGAGTTCTTAAAGTTCTTCGTTATATATCCTTCACCTCTAGCCATAGAACCGATAAAATCATACGTATTCTCAAAACCGTAAGATTCCCCGGGATTCTTTTCTGTGGCTACATTGTCCGTAGTCAGATTGTTCACGTCATAGGTCTGATAGATGTCTATGGATGTGGAATCGTGCATGACACAATCTATCCCACTGTACCACATCCATATATCTCCCCACCCGGCAATACGTCCGCGAATGATAGGCTGTGTGAAGCATATCTCTATTTCACGGTCTGTCACTGCCGCATTGTCAGGAATACTCCATCCGCTGGTTACAGTTGCATTGACAAACTTGGCTACGATACCCGACATCTCCCCGTTAGCCAATCCGTTATGACCTTGAAAGTTGTAATATTTGTATTTTGTGCTTTCATATTCAAACTCGGTGTCGGGAGCGACATTGTGTTCCTTTGCGTATGACATGGCAAGCTGTGCTTCAAACATCTTCATGCAAGGATGGTAGTCGTTTATTAATACGGAGAAATCATAAGACGTTCCTGTTTCTGACGCTCTAAATCCTTTCCCGTTCATATTGTAATACACATAGGTCTGACCGTCCGCCTTCTTGAACCTGACGCCTGTCATTTTTCCCCAGCTTGACGCATCGGGGGCTGAATCGTTGGATGATATTCCTTTTCCGCAAACAGACTGTGCGTGCAGGTCTTTTGTCCTGAACTTAATGAACAGAAGCGTGCACCATACTTCAAGGTCAAGGGCGAACGCATTGGCGTAAGGATAGTTCTTCGTGATGTCCTGGTTCTTTGCCCTAGCGTATTTCTCGTAATCAAAACGTGATACACCTGTCGTAGGCCATCCGTTTCCTTCCATTATGTTCACGCCTAGATTTCCTGCTGCTGTCGTTCCTTTTACCGTGTTGTCAAAAATAGATCTCTGCTTCCCATCCTTTATCGTGGAGTAACCGACACTCATCCCGAATGGCTCTATCTTTATGGCCGTATCGCCACCGTATGTAAACGGAGCGTCACTGACGAGCCTTCTTTCGTATGTATCATCCGTCCCTCCGTTGATTACCCAGAAAGGTTTGGTGTTTACAAGCATGATGTCGCTTCCATCATCTGTTACATCAGTTCCGTCAATAACAATATTTGACGGGCTACCGTCAGTCATTTTGAAGAAATTGGTCTGGTCCAGGAATCCTACTACCTTACCGTCCTTTACCTTTGCCACACGGAACGAGTTGAGGATAGGATGGGATTGTTTGAACTCTTCCTTTCCTATCCATGTCTGAAAGACTGGGTCTGCCTGTCCTCTTCTCATCTCCACTCCATATATGTTCCCCTGCTGCATCTTTATCTGTTCGAGAAGGGTTTTGTAGTCATTGGTGAAATCATTTGTGGATAACTCCTTACCGTCCACCTTGTCTACCTTCTTGTCTAGGGCTGCTTTCTGTGCGGTGGATACAGGCTTTTCTGCATCGGACGTATTGTCCACATTTGACAGACCTATATTGTCTTTTGTTATATTGACATTGCCCGTCCTGTAAGACTGTTCGGCATTACCTTTCACGCCTATGACGGTATTCTTCTGTGCGCCTTTCTCTATCCCGTCAAGTTTATCTTTCAACTGGGTAGTAAAGTTATTGTCGGTATGCACATAATTTTCGTCCTTTACCATACCCTGTCTTATCTTGGACACCGTGACGGATTTGTTCTCTTTAGGGTCCCCTGTCACGCATGGTATCATCTCTTCTCCCGTAGCGGTTTCAACGGGAGGCATCTGTGAAATTTTAAGATTATCTTCCATTATATTATTCTGTTAGTATTAAACCATTGTTTTCAAGCAATATGCTGTATCCATTTTCAGTGATTACGGTATTCCGAAGAACCTCTAGCGTTATCCTTGAATCAGCAAGCTTCCATGAATTGTTAGAAAACGGCATATACCCGTCTTTCTTTACAGACAGCGACATCGTGCCATTTGCCATACCTCGTACTTTTACCGTACCGTCAGACAATGTTTTGTACTGTACACCTCCCACCGTGACCGTTGCATCCTGTATGGGTGAGCCGGATACGTCCACCACCGTTATCGTTACGATAGCCTTTGGTATATAGTAGTCAATCAAATCCTGCTCGGTGAATCCGTCAGTTTCCTTGGTGGGAACTGAATCGAATCCTATGGAGTTGTAGAAAGCTGAACTAATCCATCCGCTATTATGATCAGTATTGCTAAAGAATACAGGAGTTTTAGTTTTATCACCTGTCACATCATTGTTTACTATGGTGATTATTTGCTTTTTGTTTAACAAAGCGGAAACTATTGTAGATTCATTCAGTGTTCCATCAATATAGGTCTTGCCGTTTGAGTTCCTACTATTATAAGCAATACTACCTTTGTCATTGAATACGGCAAACAGCCAAGGTTCAGTAGTATTCAGTCTTTGGTCATAGATAAACTTTCCATCAATGAACGGATTGATAGTTACAAACAACACCTTAACGCCCTGCTGCAAGTTCTGCACCTGTCCGTAATCATCCACTCCGTCTGTCACTAGGGCGTTGGGATAGGATGGGATTTGCTCAATTGTGATATTACAGGTATGGGGATAGGAGTTTACTAAAATAGCCCATCCCATATTATAATTACCTTCTACGGTATTATTTGACGGTAATTCATATTCACCATCTTCCTTTATATCAAAACTTACTAGTGTTCCGCTTGCGTTTATATATTTATAAGCTACCGTTTCATCAACTATACCATCTATTCTAACTTTGAATTTTTTAGCATACGAAGGTACTTTAGTTTCCATGATATTATAAGAACCTAACGCAGAAGTAACAGTTATCTTATGTGGTTCTATGGCTCCATTAAATCTACTTCCTAACAACCTACTCCATATACTTTGGTCAGTCCAATTTAATTCATACCCACCCACACCGCTCATTGCCGCGAACAGGAAATTGTTAAGTTTCAGCGGTCTGTTGTTTCCACTGAAATCCTGCAAGTATGGATTGGCTTTTAGTATCTCGTTTGTGGAAACGGATTGTCCTGACGGTAGCTGGGTGATGGTAAGACCTATGTAATCAGTTACTCCACTTGCTCCCATAAAAGTAACAGTTGTAGCGAAACTATGAGGAAGTACATTTTTTCCGTCTTTTAACTTAATATTTGTGATTTGATCACTATTTTCATCCAACTTCACTCTATATACTAAGTTTTTATCACCAAGACCTTCTATAAATACGGAAAAAGATTCTGTTTCTTTTTCTATGGATGCTATTCTAAAATTGTCTATCAAACCATTAACCACAATCTTATTGTTGGTTATACTAACAGAATTAGGGTTATAATTTTGCCAATCATTAAAATTCTGTGTATAAACATCCACAGGCTTTGACATATCATACAAGAACACCATGTGCTTTGGTATCCATTTTTCTATCATCTTGTTTATATCGGTCTTTCCTGTACCTGCCGATTTTACAAGGCCAAGTCTGCCTATATTAAAAAGTCCTATCTTTCTCATTTTTCGTCCATTTTAACCCACTCATCAGATAAAAGCAGCTTCTCAAACTCTCTTGTGCCCGTGTCGTATGTGTCGTAAGGGAAAGGGCGTTCCGTTCCGTCCTCAGGTAACGTCATAGGCATCACTTCCATAACCTTATTGGTATGGATCATATAATACAGACCGTCTGTCGATTGTCTGAAAACGGACAGGTCATCTTCCGAAAACATAATCTCGGCATCTATTTTTGGTACTATGGAAAACTGCATATTATGAATTTTATCTATTATCGCAAAGATAATTAAAAAAAAGTTAAACGTATTGGTTGCATACGGTTTTATGTCGTATATTTGCTGAAAATTAAAAAAAAATATAGCGATGAATGTATTAAGCCTTTTCGATGGGATGTCGTGCGGACGGATAACACTTTCCGAACTTGGCATTCCTGTAGAAAAATACTATGCGTCCGAAGTGGACAAGTTTGCCATAAAGGCAACCATGCAGAACTTTCCTGACACCATACAGCTTGGTGATGTAAGAGAACTTGAAGTAAGCAGACTGGATAAGATAGACTTGATAATCGGAGGATCGCCATGTACGAACCTGTCTATGTCCGGCAAGAGAAAAGGGCTTTCAACGAAAGAAGGCATGGAGGTTTTAGACTTACAAACGTATCTTGAATTGAAGGAGAACGGTTTTGAATTTGAAGGGCAATCCTATCTGTTCTGGGAATACATGCGTATATACCACGAACTTATTGAACGTGGTGACAATCCCAAATTCTTCCTTGAAAATGTTGAAATGGGAAAGAAATGGGAATATGTGTTCAATGAAACAATGGGGAGGAAAGGAATACATATTAACTCCGCACTTGTATCGGCACAAAACAGAAGGCGCATATACTAGACGGATATTCATGACGATATTCCACAGCCAGAAGATAGGGGTATATTGTTAAGGGATATTCTTGAAGAAGAGGTTGATGAAAAATATTTCTTGTCTGACAAGATGATTGAATGCTTGAAGGGCAGGGTAAAGACGGATAATGATCCGATATGTGTTGCGATGCGAGGGCGTGAATCAGCCTGCCTTACTTTAAAAAGAACCGAATATGGAAAACAGATAAGAAAGGAATATGAAGCCGGGATTGTAAAGGAACAGAGAAAGAACATCCAGCAGCTTGAACCTAGGGAAGATGGAAAAACCAATTGTCTTACAACCGTACAAAAGGATAATCTGATAATTGTTTCGGGAACGATACGTACATTTAGAGGAAAACATTTCCGTGAAATAAAATCGGGCAAATCATGCACACTGATGGCAAGGGCTAGAAATGATGGTAATTCACAACCATGTGTTCAAATTGGTGCAAAAATTAGACGTCTTACCCCAACCGAATGTGCCCGATTGCAAACGATCCCCGATTGGTATAAATGGGATGGAATATCCGACACACAGCGTTACAAGATGTTAGGTAACGGGTGGAACGTAGAAACAATAAAACATATCTTTAAATATATTGAAAAATGAACGTATTGAGTTTATGTGACGGGATAGCTTGCGGACGTATCTCACTAGAGAGAATGGGATATAGAGTAGACAAGTATTATGCAAGCGAAATAAACAAACCGTCTATCAAGGTTGCATTGGATAATTACCCCGATATAATTGAATTGGGGGATATTAAAAACTGGAACAAATGGGATATACAGTGGGAAGATATTGATTTACTGATTGGCGGAACACCATGCCAGGATTTCTCACAGTTAGGGAAAGAGAAACTGAACTTCGATGGCGAGCGTTCGGGATTATTCTTTGAATATGTCAATATACTCAACCATATCAGACAGTTCAATCCTAACATAAAATTCCTGCTTGAAAATGTGAAGATGAAATCCGATTGGGCTGATTTGATTTCGTCACATCTTGGAGTAGACTATGTGTATATCAACAGTTCCGATTTCTCCGCGCAAATGAGAGCAAGATACTACTGGTGCAACTGGGAAATACCTGCATGGAAGGACAAGGGAATATTGTTCAAGGACATAATCACGGACGGGTATGTGGAGAAAGACAAGTCATGGTGTATGCTTGAATCATGGAACAGGTTTGCCAAGAACCCCGAATCACTGTTGAAAAGATATAAAAAATCACTTACACCGCTTATATTCAACTCACCCGACTGTAATCCCGAAAAAGGTTTCAGAACGCCAAATATTACGGAAGCAGAAAGATTACAGACCGTACCCGAAGGATACACCAAGTCGGTACAACCACATATAGGCATGGGGCTTTTAGGAAACGGATGGACAGTAGATGTAATTAGTCATATTTTAACAGGATTGAAACAATGAACCCGATAGTTAGTCATATTTTTACATTCCTTTGCGGATGCTCGTTTGTCATACTTGGTGCTATTTATTTTGGAACGAAAGGAGATTGAATGGAATAATAGACGGGGTGATAAATGAATTGTGCGACGGAATGTGTGTAGAGTGTGATAAGTGCTTTATTAATTGTGGGAAATTAACCGATATTAACTCCCCCTTACTGATAAACGGTAAGGGGGAGGATTGTAGTTATAAACTAGGACCCATAGAAAGAAGCAATGTACTATTTTTATATGCAGCACTGTTAAGACTTACCCATACTCTACAACTTCCTGATTGAATCAAATCCGATGATATGAATATCCTCACCTTCTTGTCAATGCTGGAGTTGGCGGATACTGAAAAATCCTCTATCCGTTCACTTGATTCACCTATTGTCAAAGGGTCCTCAAATTTCTTACTTGCATATCTAGCCATACAGTTGTTATTAGAGAAAGAAATAAGACTGCTTGAGTTGTTTCTAACTCTTACGGTAACTTCAATGTGTCCCATAATAGATGGCATCATTCCACCAAGTATGGATATGCTTACATAAGATCCTACAATTTCTATCTCTGCCTTTTTCATCATAGGAATGGAATATGCAAGATGTGCAATATCGGGATCGTCCTGATTCAATATAGCTGTACTTAGAAATGGAGAAACCTCCCAATCACCAGTAGCCATTCCCCATGACTTTACTGTCACCATTGCATACCCTGTTCCTATTTTCTTATCGGCAGTAACACGCCTGTACATCTGACTGGTCTTGTGCTTAACATAAACTCCGAAATAACACTCGGCTATCTCGGAGAAGTCACCCATGTTAAGATAATCCGTATCATGCCCTTCCGATGGCAACATTATAGCGGCAGAACACGTAAAACTACTGCTGTTAAACTGATTAGACGCCGTAGTAGGGCACATGAACTTATTTATAGGGGCTTGTGCACGATGGTTGTATCCGTTAAAGTCGGTAAGGCGAAATGGAAACTTGCCTCCTGTCGGTGGGGTGTATTCCCATCCGTTCATACTTCCATCAGCGTAATTCTCAGCATCGGTATAGCTTGAAATACGTTTTGGTTTGACACCACAGTTACCATCCCATCCTTGCCACCATTTTTCATTCTCACCCGGTGCAAGGCTTTCGTAACGTACAGGCTTGTACCGTGCCCACGGGTTTATTTTCCAGTGGGTATTTTCACAAGCGTATCCTAAATCGTAAGCCCCATTCACTCTGCCTATGCCAAGAGTGGCGTAAACGTCACCATCCAAGTTTATCGGGGCTGTAATCTTTCCGTTAGAATGACTCATAATCTTTTTTTATTTATTAATTGTTAATTCCTAATCTCTTTTCCAATTCTATTACTCTTTTCTTTAATCTTGTAACCTCATCATCAACTTCTTGCAAACCTTTCCATACAACAGGGATAAGTCTTTCATAATCTATGGTATAGTAGTCATTGAAAGCGTCTTTCACCCACTGACTATAACCGCCGGAAAGCAAATCCTGTGCGATAAGACCGTAATTCCAGTTATCATGGTTGAACACTTCGGAATTTTCCTTGGCAATAGCGTTCCAGTGATACTTCACACTCCGGAATTTACGGATAATACCCATAGCATCATAACCCTGTATGTCGGTTTTCAGTCTTATATCCGAAGAGGACGCTTTGGCTGTAATTGCTCCGTTTGCTGTAATATTAGTTGCAGCATGGAAATTGTTCGCTGTGACACGCCCTGTACGGCAGTTCACTGACATGGCTATCTTGTTCTGATACGTGCTAGAACAAGTAGTAGTAAATGAAACGCCATACCATGAATCTATGACAAGATTTGATAAGGTTGAACTTCCAACCTCATTTCCATTGTCGTTCCCACTATGCCGGATATTCGCATTTGGTATGGAAAAATCAATACGGGAAAATCTAGTTGTGCTCGGTAACTTCAAATAACAGTTTGAACCTCCGTTTACACTAACTCCTGCTCCAGTATTGGCAGAATGGTAATCCTGTATGTAGAACGTTCTGGCAGTAGTCCACACATCCGCACTAGAAGCCCTACTGTCAGCCAATGTAGAAGCACCTCCTGCCGATACAGCCACAGACGTGTTGGAGGTGGGTTGCAGATTTTCCCATGCGGAAACGTTACACCCATAAGACCAATATTGGTATTCAATGTTTGCATTGTGGTATGAACCAATTTGACGCACCTGCAATTCAAAATTGTTTGTTCCTACACGTACAAGGCGAATGTTATCCATTCCTTTTGCAAATGTGGGGAGATAAAGGCGTGCTGAATTTTCAACAGTTCCCACACTGCTATCAGAAGAACTAGGGCCATTTCTCATATAAAATATGGCACAGAAGTGATAATTCCATACTTCTGACTGTGCATGATTTCCATAGGCATACCATATCCTTCCCCAAACCGTTACTGACTTATATGGTCCGGTTCCCGATTCAGAACAAGCGAATATCTTTTTCCAACCATTATCTTCACCACCTAGAGCAAATCTTACTGCATAGCATCTACCTATATTGTAATTTCTAGGTAAGAAATTAAGATGCCAATTGTCTAGCATATCCGCATTTAAATTAGAGTTCAATGTAGTGGAATTGCATTGGTAAGGTGCTGTGCCTGTGCCTACGATGGATTTGAAATACGGGGCACGCATTTCCTTCGAAGTTTCTGTATAGCTGTCATATAAAATAATGTTATTCAACACACCGTTGTTGCTTGAATTTCTTAAATCAATCCAAACATAGGAACTTCCACCGCCCAATACCAACCGTCTAGCCGAATCCCAGTTTGCAGCAAGATAACCACTATGGGAAGTAATGTTGCTGTGTACATCTAATACCCCTGTTCTTACATCCAGCCACATGGCGTTTTTTCCTTGTGTCACAGGCATTCCACTTACTGTGGGATACCAACCTATTCCATACCAAGAACCAAAACGTAAGTTCGCATCGGTTGAAGAAGCTACGTCTGCTCCACCATGAATCCAATTACCCGAAGTTTTAACCACTCTTGTTCCATGAGTTATATAAATTCCTTTGGTGTTATTCATCGCCAAATCCCCTGTCATGGTGTCACCTGCTTTCTTCACGTATCGTCCGTCAGAATAGCTGGCGTAGTTTCCACTATGTATTAACACAACCCAATCATTCCAATTTGAATCATCATGCCTTCTGTATTTAATCGTGTTTGTATCATAATGGAAAGCTAACTGAGTATTTCTTATTGGAAGGTCACCTAGACTTAGCACAGTAGTATTTGCAGATAGGGTAGCATCATCCGTAGGTTCAGGGTCAATAGTAACTACGTTTCCATTTCCAAAATATTGGTTTACAGTAGTGTATCTACCTCTAAGCCAAGAACGCATAACACCCTCTCTTCCACTAAGTCCTGCTAAATGTACTCCGTCAAGAAGGTCTGCATTAAGATTACCCACAACAGTATTACTTACCACAATAAATGGAGCCGTGCCACTTGCTACGGTAGACATAAACGGAACATAACTTGTAACCCTGTTCGCTGCTATACCAAATAAACTTTTCAAGGCAGAACTTGTACATACGTCCTCCACTGAACCCGCTAAAGGTGATGTGTATGTTTGGAACAGGTGGGCAGCGGCTATATGGCGTATTCTATCCGGACCCGAACCATTTACATTTACAGCTTCATTACCGTTACCTAGGTCATTCCCTTTAAATAATACCAGTTCACTGCTTTCTGTACCACCCCAAAGTCTTTCGGCAATAAATGTATGATTATAGTCACCCGGTGAATCTCCTGTCGTTCCATAGAAATATATGGTGTTGGGAGAAGTACCGTTTCCTATCTTCAAATCACCGCTCATCGTTATGCTACCGACACCTGTCATATCTCCGCTTACATTAGCCGTGCCGTTGAAAGGTTGTCCCCAAAGGGTACGGGAATTAACAAGAAAATTAGCTGCATTGGAAATTCCTGCCGATAAAGCAGTAAAAACATGTCTTGTTCCCTCAGGTGTTCCTGTAGTACCATTATTTTGCGTAGTTACATACCCATAAGGATATTGCTCAACTATCTTGACTGCAATATATGGGTCATAGCCACTTTTATTACATTTCATCCATATTCTCCATGTTATACCATCATCCGATGTACAGCGTAATTCTGGAAGAGTAGTACGTCCGAAGTTAGTAACATAAAAAAGAGTACCTGCTGTATTATCAGTGCTTCTTCGTAATCTAAGCACTGCACGTCCGCTAGATTCATTACCCGTTTCTGTTCTACACAAATCAAATACTACATAAGCACGTAACTGATTCTGTCCGCTAGGAATAACAAACCTCAAAAATTCTATATAGTCATATTGATTATACTGTAAAACAAAAGTATCACACACACGGTTCTGATAGTATGCTCCATGTCTATCGTCTAACAGGTCAGCGTTCAAATTACTTACCTGCGTAGTGCTACTAACCGTAAAAGGTGCTGTACCAGTTGCGACAGTTGACCTAAATACAGGGGCTATGGTGTTATTCGGAGTAACCTGCAAGCATAACTTATGAGATTCATTTGCAATACCAAAGCCATTTGAATCTGTTGATTCTCCTCTAAGATTACCTATATACCAATATGTATCATACCAGTTGAACCTTAATCCGTTTCTTATTGCAAGTCTAGAATTGCTATCTAGAGTACCATTTATTGTATAGAAATTGGTGATATCACAGTTTTCCAACCCCTTGAATACAATGGCATTATTGGTAGATGCGGATGTAAGTGTTCCAGTCATAGTATCGCCAGTCTTTTTCACCCATCTACCGTCCAATACGGAAGTAGGGATATGACTTGCGTCTATAATCTTACTTGAATCAGCCTTTTTCAATTCAGCCCACATAGCATCAGCGTCAAGTCCTCCCTGCCCAGCCATATCGTACAGTTTCTTTATCGTGTACGCATTAAACGTATTGTCAAGGTCTGAATCGGAGAAGGTTGTGCCGTCAGTAAGATTTGCGAAGCTGTAAACGGTATTTACACCACCGCTACCACCACCGCTACCACCTGTTTTCACTCCAAGAGCCGTAATCCAACCGTCCGAGTAGAATCCTACCGTATTTCCGTCTGTCCTATGTTTTACTCTCAGAGCCTTGTTTACCGAATCATAAACAAGTTGGGCATCTCCTATCGTAATGGTATTTGTTGACACTGATGGTGCTTGAACATTTCCTGCCTTATCAATCCAAACAGCACCTTCCGTATTATTATGCCCATTAGGTCTTAGATTTATTTCGCCATTTCCAAAGCTAGCTAGTATTGTATGACCGTCTGAGTTTCTTAATACTACATTTGAATCAGTATATGTTATACCACCGTTATTATTGAATACTATATTCTGACTAAACGTTTTTCTTCCCGAAATAGTCTGAGCAGTAGTCAAGGTAACGGCATCAGTAATCCCGTACCCTGCCAAAGTGGTAGGATTATCACCAACTGTAACACGCCCGTAGGTGTCTACTGTAACTTTCGTATATGTACCAGCCTTCACCCCTGTGGTGGCTAGTGACAATGTGCGGTTTGCGGACAGGTTTCCACCTCCCGTAAGACCAGTTCCTGCGCTTATCGTTATGGCCTTGTCCGCTTTCAGTGCAAGAAGTTCGGCTAGGTTGTCGCTTTCCGTAAGACCGTCAAGAAACGCTTCAAGTTCTTTCCATTTGTTGATGATGTTATCGGCATCGCTTCCCTCTAGGAAGTTGTTCAGCTTATTGCTTAACTGTGTTACGGTATTATTCAGCGTACCCAAGTCCTGTTGTCTAGCGAATGTTTCCCCGAATACGGCAGTAATGGTTTTTCCGTCAGAACTAAGTGCCATGTCTGTTACGGCATTTCCACTCCCCGACTGGGTGATGTTCTTTATACCACCACCTTCCTTCGCCATTTTCCAAATCTCGTTTATCGTGTACGCATTAAACGTATTGTCAAGGTCTGAATCGGAGAAGGTTGTGCCGAGATTGGAAAAACCATATACGTTTTTCACAAGTCCGTCACCACCGCTTCCTCCGCTTCCTCCAGGCGATACGCCTAAAGCGGAAATCCATCCTCTGGTATAGAAGCCTATTTCCGTACTTCCATCTATATGCTCAAATGTTACTGCCTTGTTTACGGAATCATATATAATCTTTATATCGCCAACCTGCAACGACTGTGTTTTTACCGTGCCGCTTATGTTGGCATCTACAGCATAAATATTCTCCCATCTCTTCGATTCAAGACCGAGTGTGGATGCGTTGTTCACGCTAGGAACTACATTTGCCGTAGACAACTGACCAGTGAATATCTTGCTTGCAGTAACTGTCTGTTCCGTATCAAGCGTTACAAATTTATTGTCAGGAATATGGGATATGTGAATTTTCTTTGTCGGATCATCCTTTCCCAACTCCTGCCACAATTTGTCCGTATTCATTCCGCCTTCCTTGGCTAGCTTCCATATCTCGTTGATGGTATATGCGTTGAATGTATTGCTAAGGTTGGAATCGTCAAACGTCTTACCTAAATCGGCAAATCCGTACACGGCCTTAATCAGTCCACCTTCACCACCTCCCGGTTCTCCGCTACCACTCTGTGCGCCCAACGCTGATATCCATTGGTTTGTATAGAACGCTGACTTGCATCGTAACGCTTGGTTTACTTCATCCCATTCAAACCATCCGTTGAACTTCTGAAACGATGCAATAAGGTCATTAAGGAGTTGTTCAGAGAAAATATTTGTTCCGCTTCCCGTACCACTTCCGCCTAATGTTACATTTGTCGTATTCTGTGTTGAAGCCGTTTGATTTTCCTGTGCCAACCGTTCATAGAAAGACAGTATCTTTCTTCTTGCAATGGTGCATGAATATGACGGGAACATATTTTCCTTGGAATATTTAATTTCCAAAGACTGTATCTGCAACTTCATATCCACTATCTGACCGTTATCAGAGAAATCGAACACGCCTATTCCATCATCCCTTACCTTAAGCATATTTCCTTCTATGAAGTCAATGAAAAGGTTAGGATGCTCTGCGACAAATCCGCTAGATATGTCAAGTGAAACGGTTCGGTTCTCATGGTCATATCTTGACAGGTAGTCAAGAGCCGCCTTTTCAAGCGTGTTCTCAGCCATTGTCACATACGATTCAGGCATGACGATATTCAGAATGACAAACTCCGTTCCTGCTGCAATTGAAGGAGATTTACCATCCGTATAAAGCGGAAGTTTGGCATTGTCGCTATCCGTTCTGTAGCATGATATTTTATATCGTGCCCCCTTATTAAACATGGCAACATCCTCTTCCGTTTCCCCCGTATCACCGTTCACCTCACCGTAAAGAGGAATAATACCGTTTTTGTTTATCTTAAATTCCGTGCCTGTATAAGTTCCTGTACGCATACTGAACACCGCATCCGTCACAGAAGCGTATTTGTAATAGAACCTGTCCTGTGAACCGTCCTGATTACCGAAATGTATGTTACATGTCATTTCCTCACTAAAGCCTATCTTACAGCTTCCGGCAGGAACGTCAGAATCAAACGTGAACTCAACACGTATGGTGACTGTCGTATTCTGACCTTTTTCTATATATCCTACAAGAGCGGTCTTGTCGTAAGGTATTTCAAGCATACCAGTAGCACCTTCCTCTCCGATAACAACCTCTTTCAAAGGAGAAGCCTGACCCAATACACGGTTCGTAACCATACGTAGGTTAATCTTCACCTTTTTCCCTACAGCATCACTTCCTATAGGTAATATACTGAAAAGCATCTTCCCGGAGAATGTGGCAGTAACCTTTACAGGCTGGTCATAATATGCCCTTGTACTATATATATCAAAACTCTCGAAATCCCTGTACTTGTCAAACATAGCATGGGGCTTGTACTGGGGCTGCACATTGTCGTTTATCTTGTCGGATGAATCACCGTCCTCATATACCTTGTACCCTAGGTTGAATCCTGGAGAGGTCATATAAATGAAGAAACTGTCACTATCATCACTCTTTATAGGAGTAGACCCGATAATCTTATCTATTCGTGTTGCTGCGCTAGCACCCTCACCTGCCACCTTTCCCGATTGAGGGTCTGGTTCTCCGTCAGGCTTGTATGTATCCCATTCTGGAAGTCCTGACGGGTACAGATCACCAAGTTTTTTCCCTCTGATGGAAGGATATATCCCACTGAATGTATTTGATATGGTTTTTCCTCTCACACCATAGTTCTTCAATCCGTATTCGCTGTCAATATAATATCTTATATTCCCTGCGGAATCATTCGGAAGAAGGATGTACGGGCAATAACGTGATTCATCGGCAGGCTTAGCGTCCTTCTTGTATTCGGGCGGAACGTTTCTGCTTCCGCCTTGTGGTATGATTCGGGTTATGACGGGAGTGCTTGTATCTACGGAAGAGGAAACTTTTACAGCACCTCCGCCATCTCCCTGCTTGAATGTCCAGTTCACAGACGGTCTAGCCTTATCTGTAATGGTTATTATCCCCCCATTGGCTGTCGTAGAAAAATAATAGTTTAGATAAAACTTGTCATAGAAGTTCTTCAATGCTTCAAACAGGTTAGTACCATCGGTTATGTCAATCATATCCTCCGTCAGTTCACCTTCCGCATCCACATTCAATGTCCATGTACCAATGCCTGTATATCCCACGCCCAATGAAGCATTGTAAGATTCTATATTTGCTTCTATACGTGCGGCAAGCTGTTTTGCATCACCCCAAAACTGGAACAGACCGCCATGTGTGTATCTTATCTTGTTTATCTCACCGCCTGTTCCGCTTACTATGTCAAGAAACGCTACATTCTGCAACAATACTTCCTTACCGTAAAACAGAAGGGAGTATTTGTATTTCCCTGCTTCGTTAAGATTATCTCCCGATGGGGCTTGGTACAGGATGAATGTATTACCGTTATATACGACTGTATCGTATTCCGATTCACTCTTTGAGTTGTATGCCTTGAACTCTATCGGAACAACGGAAACGACTTCACAAGTCAATGTTCTCACTTCCTGCAAAGACGGGCTGTATGAAAAATCAGCACTCTCCGCAATAACCTTATTTCCTCTTCTAATCTGTAAAATCATTGGTCTTTAAAGCGTTGGTTGGTCAATACTGAAATTTAACGAAAATGTATAGGCGGATACAAGTCGGTCCGGGTTCTGTAAGTCCTGAACGTCCTGATAACTCATCTTTGCGCCTGTTTCAAAACCCGTGCATCTTATCACCTGCTTTGCCGATTCCCCCCATATATCGTTCCATATAGAGAATGAAGATGAACCGTAAGGCGTACCTTGTGCGGCAGGTATCACATTGGTTATATATGAATAGAACGAACGGATATTCGTCTTTACCGTTTCCACATCTCCCAAAGCGGCAAATGTTATGCTTCCTTCCGTTGGCTGGTAAACAGGCGTGACAGGTTCGTACACCTTCTGACCGTTCTTGTCATACCATTTTTCGGCATAGGCTTCCTTTCTTGTCGGCAAATCCCATAATCCCTTGCTTTCAAGTATATACAGCCTGTATGTGGCATACAAATCCTTTGCCGTATCGCTTCCTTTCTTTATAAAATATTTAGCTATAGCCATTCGTGTACATTGTTTATTAGTGCAAAAATAGCAAAAATAGTTTTAAAGTTTATGTAAATTTAAAAATTATTTTTCTATATTTGCATCAAAATCGGTGCTTTGGATGAGTGGTTTAGTCAACGGTCTGCAAAACCGACAACAGCGGTTCGATTCCGCTAAGCACCTCAAGTGATTGGATTTTTGTTCATAATCAATATCAAACGCCCTGCCAACTGTGAAGCTAGCAGGGCGTTTATTTTAGTCAATTATAACCTTTATCGCATTTCCGCCTGACCTTGGGGCAATGGAAACGACACTTAGGAGTGCTGTCTTTATCGCCATAGTTGCGGCAAGCTGCTGGGTGAGAACCTCCAACTGTGACTGCTGTATGGCTGTCATGTTCGTTCCTCCCGTTCCTGCCGAACCACCGTTTAACGATACCAACTGACGGAGAAGATCGCTTTGTACAACCATTTCGTATCTCATCCCGTTAAGATAGCCCAATGCCTGGTTAAATGTATTCTCGTCAACTCCTGCAATGGCATTGGACAGACCTTCCGCATTTTCCTCCGTTTCAGTAAGCATACCACCAAGGGCGTTGTTTATCTCATTGACTACACCTCCGGCTTCCGCAAAGGCTGATTCCAATGAACCCATTACATTTCCTAGTATTATAAGTTCATCCTTATCTATCTTGTTATCCGCAAACATACCACCTTTGCCGTCTGCTCCGAACAATGTGGTCTGTACCTGTTGCATTGCCTTTTCTATGTATTGTTGCTGTACCCAACTCTTAACAACATCTCTCATAACGTCTGCCACAGTGTCCTTATAAGCCTTTGCAGCATCCTCGCCTTTCAGCCATGCTTCAACAAGAGCATCACCTATCTGACTAGCCCAGCCTTTCAAGTCAATGCTATACAATTCGCTGGCAAGCGTTTCCGTATAATATCTTATCTCATACTCCAATTCTTTTATTGTCTGTTTGTAATCTTCTACTTTTTCTCTATCTGACTTTTTCTTATCTTCTTCGGCTGCTAGAATATCCTTTTGAATTTGCAACTGTTCTTTCAGATTTGATACCTGTTGGGATGTCACCTCATCAAGTTTTGCCGGGTCCATAATGTGCTCAAATTCCTTTTCAAGCATATTATATATATTGGTCAACTTCTTTGATTCAAATTCAAGATCTTCTATATGCTTTTGGAGCCTTTTGTCATGCTGTCTGTTAAATGTAGCGATAACATCAAGAGGCATGGATATTGCCGAGCCTATCGCACCTGCAAAATCACCGCTTTTGAATGAATCCCATGATTTCTTCACGCCTTCATTCATAACTCCCATAGCTTCCGAGAACTGGTTCATTTCTCGCATAAATCCGCTCTCGGTATCCTTACCCATAGAATCCATGAGGTTGGACACGGATGCTATTATCTGCTGCATGGCTTTTATGGCATTGTATATGTTGGTTATGATAAAGTCGATAAGATTTACCGTCTGCAAAGCGTTCTGTGCGGCAGCCATCATTCCTTTACCAGTCTTGACAGCTTCCTGTCCGCTCTTATATCTTGATTCGGCTTCCGACTTGGCACTCAAAGCGGCATTGGCGGCTTCTTCATCACCATTCTTCATTGCGTCCTCATATGCCTTGGAAGCATTTTTGATGTCAGCCATAGCCTGTTGCATATCATTCATACCTGCCATCATCTTTGACTTTCCAGCATCATATCTCTTGTTGTACAGACCTTCAATACCATCTTTCATGTATGTTTGCAAGTCAGACTGATTGTTCTTCATCATCTTCTCTATCTGCTTGTCCACGCGTTCAAGTTCTTTCATGTACTCTCTTGCACTGATAGCACCCGATCTGAATGCACTATTAAGCATTTCCCTTGTCTTGTCAGCTACAGTATTTGCAGCTTCCATAGACATTGCTTCCACCGCACCGAAGAAGTTTTGATAGTCGGTAGTCAACTTAAACAAGTCCATCTCTTCGCTTTTCTGCAATGCGGAAGTCAAGGATGTATTACCCATTCCTTCTGCGGTTGCGATCTTTTTACGGTACTTTTCTCTGATAATATCCACCTGGGTATAATAATCTCCATATTCAGCCAAATCATTAGCATATTGTCTAGCCATCTCACCGAAATAGCCTTTCCATGCGTCAATCATACCTTGGATAACTTGTTTCTGTTCATCACCTATATTCTTATTCCCCTTAATAGCCTCCTGTACCTGATTGATATACTGGTTCATTGAGGTGAATGAAGATGTGTCGGGCACGACAGAAACGCCAAGGTCAAGATTCATTCCTGCCAATGCGGATTGCAAATTGTTATATATACCTGCTGCAAAACTTTCAGCCATGGTAGATGTGTCACCGCTGAATTGAACGGCAAGGTCTAAGGCAAGGTCTGAATCACCCGTTATCCCAAGTATGTCACTGTAAAAGTCATACTTGTTCTTGTATCTGTCAAACTCATCCGTAATCCTCTTCATCACCTTCTTGGCTGCATCAACATAAATTTCAGAGGACAATTCGGCTGCTTTCCTTGCATTTTTAACAGCATCCTGTGGAACACGTGTTTCCAATTCCTTTGCAGCCTTGTTGTAATTGTCAACAATAGCCTGTTTGTCATATACAAGGTCTACGCCAAGTTTTAACGCCTGTGAACCGTAGATGGATTCAATCTGCTTTTTGGCTTCTTCCTTACCTATGTTAATGCTCAAATCCTTGAACTTGGAATAGGCGGATTCAAGCAATGACAACCTGTTTTTCCAAAGGTCAGCAAGAGGATCTCTTTTTTGTGCTTCCTTTTTCTGCTTTTCCAGTTCAAGGTTGAATTGTTTTGCTGTTCCCGTAGCCTTTGACATCGCTTCGTTGGCAGCGTTAATCTCATATACCGTCTGTTGTACTTGCTCGGCTTCATAAGGGCTTACAATTCCTGTAATTTGATACTCATCTCCAAGTTTCTTGACCTTTCCTTGGCTAACATACATATCAATGGTGCGCTGTAAATTTTCTATTGAACTTTTGGCGTCTTTATATTCCTGTTTTACCGATTTAAAGTAATCCTCCATAGATTTCACATCGGCAGCCTTTATAGCAATAGTCCATTTATGCCCTGTAATTTCGTCAAGAGATTTTTTCCATCCCGTCAATCCTTCTTGTGCTTCCTTATCGTCAAGTTCTATTTTAACAGCATATTTTTTGTCAATAAATTCATTAAACAATTTTTTAGCATTCTCCCCAAGTTCGCTAGTTGTGGCAAAATTTTCAGATTGAATCCTTATAAAGTCCTTTTGAGCATCATTTAATTTATTTACATCAATATCTACAAATACTTTTTTCAGTTCTTTCTCAAGACTGTTTGCAAAAACATTAAATGATTTTTCAAGTTCTTCAGTTTCGCCCATTATGCCCATCCTCAATTTCTCATACTCCTTCAACAATTCCTCACTGTCAAAATGGGCTTTGTTCTTGAATATTTCAAATGTCCGTGCATCTCCTGACGTTTCAGCCAAAGAACGTATCTTCTCTACAATAGTAGCTGCCGAAGCCCCTTTGTTTATCAGTTCGGTAAGTTCGTTTCTCCATTTCTTAGTACCCTTACCCATATTTATAATCTCCTTGGATGCCTGTACTATCTGCCCACGAAACTCTTCTATATCCTTACTTGCCGAAGTGAGTTTTACAGACGATTTCTCGTAATCTTTAAGCATATCAGAGAATGAATCGCCAAATACGCCCGTAGATGTTGCCTTATCCGCCTTGAACATTATATCCGCATTTTCGGCAGCGCGCTTATAAACCTGCTCTAGTTCCGATGCTGACTTTTGCAGATATTCAACACGTGATTTCTGATCATCTATCTTCTTGCTGTTTTGTACTATATATTGTCCTATATTGCCATATTTAGACAATACTCCAGTAAGTGTTTCCTCATACGACTGCAACTGTTTCGTGTCAAGCTGTTCAAGGTTTTCCGGGGTGAGTTTGTCGAAGTTTATCTTGTCAAGGTCTTTTTGCAAATCACTGTATGATTCACGGAAAGACTTTGCACTATCTTTTATCTTCTGATTGAACTCTTCTGCACGTGCAGACATAGTATGAAACACCCCAATAACCGTTCCTGCAAGGGTTATTATTGTCATAAGAGGATTAGCTTTTATCACCCCCCACAATGTTTTCAATGAATTTGTCAAACCGAATGTTGCCAGTTTGAATCTGTTCATCAACATTGTCGTTTTTGTCATAGACAACATTCTTGCAGCTTCCGCACCTGTCAGTTTAAGTTCGGTGACAAGAAGATGCCGTTCAGCCTGTGTCAGCATATTCGTGGCAAGAATACGTTTAGCCATCTCTGCCGACATCTTTCCCGAATTAACGGCAGCAACTATCTCTACGGCAGACAGTTTTGACGCTGTCGCTATCTTCCATCTCTCGGCAGTAGTGAGCGTTCTGTACATTGCAGCCTGTTTAAGCAACTGGGCTTCCCGTAACTTCTCAGCCTTAATGGCATTAGTTGTTGCGACAACTTCTTTTCCTAGCATGGCTGTTCTAGCCAACTGCAATCCTTTCAATGCGGCATATCCTACAGCAACGCCCTCTATTGCTTTAGAGAAGTATCTCCAGTTGTTCATTGCATCGGTTATGCTTCCAACGATACCTTTCAGAACGGAATCATTCGCCTCGCCTATGTCATTCATCATAATCTTGTATGAATCGGCAAGGTTACTTACCATACCTTTCAAAGATGCGGCTTGTATTTCCTGCATTTTGTAGAACATACCACCATCTTCCGTCATTGTGGTAAACATCTCCCGAATATACTCGAAAGGAATCTGACGTGTTGATATGGCATTGAACACATCATCAGTAGTTTGGGCTACACCTCTTACTTCTTCCAGTTTCTTTCTCAATGCGTCCAATGCAGGAATACCGGCTTCTGTCAATTGACGTAATTCCTGCCCTCTCAATACACCTGCGCTTCTTATCTGACCATAGGCAAGAATGATACGTCCCATATCAACGCCAAGACCTGCGGAAACGTCCGCAAGACTTTTCATTGTACCGTACAATTCGTTGACAGGTATCTGGAATGCGGCAAGCTGTTTGGTATATCCAACCAAATCACTGAACTGAAAAGGAGATATTACAGCAAGACCCTTAATCTGACTGAATATCTGGTCTGCCCGTCTTGCATCCTGTATAATGGCACGTAAAGATACCTGTTGTAACTCGAACTCTCCACGAATGGCAACAAGTTCCTGAAACATATCTCTGAAAAAGTAGAATCCTGCATAAGTCTTTATCGTATTGACAAACTCACGCATCATTCTGCTCTGCTTTGTCAGTTCCTCGGAAAACTCTTTTGAACTTGCAGTATTTTTCTGATTGGTCTGCTGCATCTTTGTTCCATAGGATGTGGCTTCGTTTACAAACTTGTTATGCTCCTGTATCTTCCTGTTTAGAAGAGTAAGGGTACGGTTATAGTTTGCATCAGTCGTATTAAGTGCATTACGCCTGTTCGTCAATTCAGAAATAAGATTGTTAGCCTGATTGATAGATGTAGGATTGATATTAAGCAATTCATTCGTTGATGTTTTTCTTAAAGATGATTGCAACTTCTCCAATCTGCCTTGCAATTTCTGAATAAGAGCGTCAGCCTTTGTTATCTGATTGCTGTTCAAAGGAATATCAACCTTAAATTTATTCAATAATTCAAGTCTTTTTTGTATGGCAGCAATTTTCTTGTTCAAGTCCTCAGCACTTCCCTCAGGCATACCAAGGGCAAGTCCAGACTGACCAGAAAGGTATTGTAGATACTTCTGATTGGTCTGCTGCATCTTTTTATTCGCCTGTTCCTGCTTTGATGCTTGTCTATCCATCTCCTTTGTCCGTGCAATCTCCATCTCGTATTGCTGGCGTAGAAGATTAAGTTCTCTCTCATCGGAAATGGACAATTTGGGCGCACTGTTAGCAGTAAGGGAATATGCCGTTTTCAATCTGTTCAATTCAGCCACAAGATCATCTATCGCTTTCTTTTGACTTTCAAGATTGGCTTTTCTTGTAGCCATCCCCTTATCTCCGCCTGCATTGCCTAGGTTACGGTAAGTCTTTTCCAGTTTGTCATACTCTCTTGTCGCTTCGACAATCTTATTTGACAACTCTTCCATCTGAACAAGTATATCCATTTTCTTGTTCGACTTCCCTTTTCCTACCTTGGACGCGTTTTCATTCGCTTTGTTTATCTTATCTACAACCTCGCTAAGTTCGTCATTCATTTTGCCTATATCGGTCAACATAGGCTTGAAGGACATCTCCTGGTTAAAAGTGTCCTGCAACTTCTTCTGTATATCCTTTATCTGTTTGTCAAGACCGGAATCATCTAGACCGATCTTAAACTTTAATGCTCCTAAATCAACATCAGCCATAGTTATTATTTTTTAATTATTGCAAAAATAGCAAAAATAAGCACAAGAGCATGATTTACAACAAACAAAAATCCATTAGTATTTTTTAACATATTTAAAATGGTACTTAAAAACAATTATGTTATCTTTGCAATAAAATAATTTTTTAACTATGGCTATAGAAGAAAACAAAGTAACACTCGTTGGCGTAAATTCAGCCAGCGTAACATTCAGCAATGAAGCTAATGTGGAAAAACAATACAAGGTGAATGCGAATGTAAACGTATCAAACGGAAAAAACATTGATTCATTTGATGGCGGAGAGGTGAAGTCATTGGAATCAGAGAACCAACTCGCCACATTCTATTTCAATCAGAACGGTGGTATCGCAATCAACTACAACGATCATCCCGATTTGGAAGCACAAATTGCTATCATTACCATCATCAACTCTTTCGTAACCGATGTGAAAAAATACATTAACACGAAAGGCATCTCATCAGTTTCAATCTAAAAAAGGCAAGAAAAATGACGAACCAAGAAATGTTTTTAAAGAGATTAACTCTCTTGAATATCCCCTTATCACTAGAAGGGAAGGAACTTCCATCAGAACTGAAAGCAAAAATCATGCTTATGCGTGTCGCTTACGACAAAGCTGCAAAAGCATTCGATGATGATATGCAACAGGTTCTTAAAGAAATAAAGAAGGAAGGATATGACGAGCGCGCACAGAAAATCAATCACATGAGAGAGATTGACGGAAAGGAAGATGCGACAAAAGAGGAAAAGAAAGAAGCGGATGAAATCAGAAAGACAGAAGAAGATTTCAACAAGGAAACAGAAGAGTTGAACAAGGCATACTCCGAAGCATACCAAGAGAAAATGAAAGAGGAATGTGATATGAAGCCTAGAAAGTTCGCTTTTGAAGGATTTGCTAAAATCATTGAACTTATTGGCACTGACGGTGCAATTAAAGTGAAATGGAACTCTCCCGAAGCATTGGAAATACCGAAGGAGGAATTTATCTCGCTTATCGCAACAAATCTTGTCGATGAATAAGCCGTTTTCTATATTGCTATTTTTTTTGTTACTGTCGTGTTCTTGTTCACGCAAGCTACTTCCATCTTCGACAAATACAACTATAGTAGACCACAACACGACAGTAACGGAAAGAGTAGTATGGCAATCAAAAATAATAACTCTTCCAACAGAGCACATACAACATACAACATTTGAAGAAAGTTCACACTTGGAAACATCATTAGCCGTATCAGACGCTAAAATAATGTCGGATGGCAGGCTTTTTCATAGTTTGAAAAACAAGAAAGACTTTCTACAAGACAGCATCCCATCCTTGGAAAAAGAAACGGTAGTGACGAAAGATTCTATAATAACCGTAGAGAAAATTGTAGAAGTAAAGGTAGAAAAGGAATTGTCTAAATGGCAAAAAATACTAATCAATCTTGGATACATAGGTATCGGTTTCATATTGTTTTCAGGTTACAAAATAGCCCGAAAGTTCCTGTAACTTTCGGGATTATTTCACTAGATGCCATACCACGTGGTAAACAAACTAATCTTCATAAATATTGTTTTTTAAATATTTCGCAACGCTATCCATTACGCATTCAACACACCAGCCTAGAAGGTATGCAAAGTGCTCATCCTGCCCGTTTTTATACCCCATTGCTATATCACAATACTCAAATACATTACAAACATAATGAGCAGATTCATGAGCAACAATCTTTACTCCTATACCATCGTTGGATAACCAAATAAGTACGCCTAAATTATTTGTACTTTTTTCTCTTACAAGAATAGTCATACCATCACAGCCTTTAATTTCATCCTTAGATATATCTATCGGGTCATGATTATGTTGAGTAAATTTTCTACATATTTTCCCCCATTGGTCATCCCCTACTACAACATACAGTTTAAGGGGATATATTTTAGGATCGTATTTTGTTATCATCGCAAAACATCTTTTAGTAATATATCGGGATGCTCTTCTTTAGGTTTAGATTCTTTGAACCTATATATAAAGCCACTTGCATCCTTGTTAGCTTCCTTATATAAATCTTCTGTAAGAGAAGCCTTGTACAACTTCATTTTCTCTTCAAAATGATAATCAAGTTTAGGCTGGTCCATTATTACTGCCTGTATATAACTCCATGAATATTTCCATAGCAAAGCCCAGTCCTTGATTATCATCAATCCTCCGAATAGCCTTAAATCCCCTCTGAATTGGGGGAAATCTTTTTGGATAGATCCTCGTGAGCCGATTTTGCATCTAGAGATAATTTCATGGCATCCTTCTTGCTTAATGTCGCTGTCGTATCTATCAAGAACGCTAAACGGATTGTATTTGTAAAAAAATCACTTACATTAGCCCCCTCCACGATGGCTTCTATCAACGGAGTTAGTTCCTTATGGTCATAATGCCTGCTTAACCACCAAGCGTATATACGTCTAGCAAAAGGAATTATCTCAAAAAACCAATAGTTGTTCAATACTCCTGCCGCTGCAACTTTGTACGGAATAGATGCGTCATTTTTCATAATTGCAATCATTTCCTTTTTCGCTGTATCGGGGTTGATAATGTCACGTATCAACAGCTTGTCTACAATATAATCGTATGCGCCTAGTCTAAGACCACGCACCTTGAATTTCTTATTGCCAACCATAACCTCTTTGTATTTATGAGTGGCAAACTTCTGCATCTTTATCTGATCATCTAAGTCAGGTTGTTTCCAATTAAATATTCCCATTTTTTAAACTAACTTGAACGGTTTAATCATTAATTTTCCTTTCACATCCACCTTTGATATGTTCTTTGGAGTATTTGTATGTACGAACACCTTGGTATATTTAGACGATACAATATCAAGTTTGGCATCGTCAATCAAAGATACGTGTACTATGCTGTTATCAAGCGCAACAAGGCTTACATGGCTGTTATCCTTGACATACATCTCTCCTATACCGAAATCGTTGAATGTGACAACGCAATCACACGAGCCGTTAAAAATAGACCATTTAGGATTGCTTATGAAAAGGTTGGTGTCATCAACAAAGATATTAAACTTCTCCCTAACTCCTGCAAATTCCTTCTTGATTATTTCATTTGACGGGTATCTGTTTAACAGGCAGAAGTCAATGCCTCTGATATATTTCTCGCATAATTCATATTTATCCGAGTTCCCCCATTCATTTGTCCATTCCTTACACAGCCTAAGACTTATAGCCTCTTGCTTTAATTTATCAGACAATTCTTTATCTGTCATGGCGTTATTTTTTACAGCAAAAATACAACAAAGGTTAACAAAAATCAAACACAATCAGTTAAAAAACAATAAAAGCCGGACGAAAACGCCCGGCTAATAATTCATCACTCGTCTACATCAACCACCGATACCCGAATTGTCAAGTTCGAGAACCATCATGGTTTTCAAATACTGAGTGTTAACTTCCAATGCTGTCACAGTAACGGAGAATCCAAGGTATCCTGCGTTACTTGGAGCACCTGTGAAGCTGACAGCCCATGATGCCTTCGGGAAGAAGATCATACGATCACCAGTACCGTTGATAATACCGATAGGACGTACAAACTGCTTGAATGCACTTGCACCAAACGCTTTCAGTTTCTGAGAAGCTCCCTTACCGAAAGCATCAACAGTATCAGTTAAACTACTTAATTCCAACTCAGCCCTGGCTTCGTCCCCTTGTGTAAAGAAAGCGAAAGCGGCTTTTGAAGTGGACATACCTGTAAAGGTAAATGCCATAGTACCCGGTGTGATATTCTGGAATACGGTAGCACCCTGCTCGTTCTTTGTTTCAGAAGTGTCAGCGTCAGTACCAGCGGATTCCGTAGTACCAGATTCAATATTGGGAAGAATCTTCGGATTCTTAAAACTTGAATATTTAGTTTCATCGGTAATCTCAATCGCATCAAATGTCAAAGCAGCCGACTGCCCGTTCAAGTAAGCAGGGCTGGTGTCTAAATTTACTCGTGCCATTCTATTTTCTGTATTTAAAAAGTTATTGTTAATTGTTGAGAACGTATCTACCGATGCGCCTCCACTGTTTTTTCTCACGTTTTTCATGCGGCTAATCCTTTGAAATGTCAACATTCAACAGGACGGACATATAATAGAACCCAACCCCGTCAAACATTGGTGGTAAAACATTAAATATCTCGAAATGAAGCTGCACAGTCTTTTGAGGGAACAGTTCTACCATCTTTTCACTCAACGCATCCATGACAGACGGATATATGTTCCCAGGCAATGCCCTTACAAACAGAGTAACCGTAGCCATTGTTTCGCCTTTCCCGAAGTGACCGTAAGGGCCGCCCTCGGTATTGCTTACAATTCTTGTATTGTTGTTTACGACAATAAAACTAGTTACCTTATCATCAACACTTGCAGGACGCTGTACCTTATATACATCGTCAGCAATCTTCTTGTCCAATACAATATTGTACAAGGTGGTATTTATTGTTGAAGGATTAAAGTAGCCCATAACTTCACTTAAAATATTTGTTTAACATATTAGCTGCAATTTTCTTAAAAACCACAGTATATTTGCCCCCTTTTAAATCTGTCTTTGTCTTAATCCAAGAATCTGAAAGAACATTCAACAAATGATAGTTCTCCACATACTTGGCATAATACATGACAGCAGCGACAACCAGTTCATATTTGTCAGAACCATCGGATTTGTAACTGTTGAAGAAATCTTCGGCAAGTTCACGCCCCCAATATTCTACATTGTTACGTTTCCTAGGTTCATTTGCAACTTTCGTTGCATTTGCCCACACAATCTTCTTTAGGACCCCATCTTTATAAATGCCACAGCCATAACTATCTTCAAGATTGAAAGTCTGATTGGTAAATCCCTCTATGTCTTTTATATCATCCATGATATTCGTGGCGATATCTTCCATGAACTGCATGATAGAAGCATCCAAAGCAAGCTGGACATTACTACCAAACTCTTTCAATACTTTATCGTTGTTATTTGCCTGCATTTTTTGTACTTGTCTTTCTTGTTACTGGTTTACTCAGTTTATCAATCTGCTTTTTTAATGAATCTCGATCATCTTTTGCGCATTTCAACTCGTTTTTGATTTTGTTCATCTCATTATAAAGCTCCTGTATCTTCTGATAAGCATCATGAAGAGATTGCTGATAACTCAATATTTCTTCCTGTGCCTTTTTCAACTGAGCACCCTGAATAGCAAACCCTTTTTCAAGATTGTTCAAGGTAGAAGAATCAATTTCAGTTTCCATTTTTTCCTTCTTCTGCTTAAACAGTAATATTGAAGTTAGAAGGGTTATACCATTAGTACCCAACAAAGCAAGTATTATTTCCGTCCAATTGATTGTCATAGTATTCTAGTTTTCTATTTGGTTAAAGTATATTACCGTACCAAATTCCATATTGTTAAATGGAGGTTTCTTTATCTCACGCCAGCTATTGCTGTTGTCCGAAAACGGATGGTTGAAATTCTGCCAATCCAACAGACACCCGGAAGGTATGGTTACATCGTTATCTTCTAGGTAGGCAGCATATTCGGACTTGTCAACATTATTCGTTTCAGAACCAGTATCCTTTTCCTGTATGTTTGCCCTTCCTTCGTATATCATCTCCCAATACGGGGTGGTCTGATATTTATCCGAACTGTTCTTGTTCTGATAAATTCTCACCATATCAGGAAACATATCCTCACCTAAAATACTCTTTCCCATACTACCATCTTAATCTAGTTATTTCAACATCAGTTCCAACATCCAAATTCAAACCCCATTTGGCGTATAAATCCTTTGCTCGTTGCTCCAATCTTTTCTTGTCATTGATAGAAATAGTCTTGCTTGTGTCGGTAATTGACCAGTTTCCAGCTTTCTTCGTCTTTCCCTGTATCGTTGAAGGGGCAGTGCAAACAATGAGCAACAAGTCAGCATAAGCCAAATCCTTCTTCATCTCAGACGTTTCACGGCTGTCATCAGACAAACGAAATCCCCATTTCTGGGCAACACTGATATATGATGTGTTTTTCAACTCATAGTCAATCTGTGCTTTCAGATATTCACGCATAGACATATAGAAATATGCTTCCACCTTCATGTTACCCTTTGCTGTTATCTGAGGGGTAACTTGAATAGTAAACGGATTATCCGAAACTTTCAGTCTATCTTCCGGCTTCAAAGTTTCATTGTCGGCAATAAGCCAGTATCCGAACTCTACACTTTCTTCGGGAATAGCTTGGAGCGTGAGAGTATCTCCAATGAAATACTCCCCTGCGCCCTTTGCTGTGCCTTCGCCATTTATATCAATAATGACCTTCATGGTTCAACTTTTTACAATCCCGCATTTGACTGTTCGTTAACCTTCATAATGATAAGGTTGTTCGGATTCTTCATCACAGGACACGCCCACAATTCACCCGAACTCTTCTCAGCATACGGCTCGGAAGAATACTGATGCAAGAACGCGATACGTTCGCCTTCCAAAGAAGAAATACGTACAGCCGGGTTGGTATCCTGCAAATACATTGACGGTGAGTTCTTGATACGGAAGAACTGACCGCTCTGAACAAGAACAACGGTGTTCTTTTCAAAAGACGGTTTGGCTTCCTCAATCACGCCAAGTTTGTTCCATTTTGATTTTTCCTCAATAGGGATAATCACAGGAATAGAGAATACCTTCATCAGAACATCAACAATCTCCTGATTGTTCATAGGATAAATTGTAGTAGATGCTGCGGCAGGAACAAGACGAGCCTGTACTGCTGCTGTCACTTTCGGGTGCATCAGGAAGTTGTCATACAAATCCTTGGACATTTCAAAATGGTCGTATGGTACACCGTCATTGTCGGCAATCTTACACATTCTTTGAAGGTCTTTAATAGGATCTGCATTCTCGTTCGGTGTCCAATCAGTATCGTTAAACCATTTCTGTTTCAACGCTTTCAACTTGTGTTTTGCAGGAACACGATAGTCAATCTGAACAGGAATTGAGTTGGTACCACTAGCTGTATAGTTAAGCATACCTGTAGAAAGAGCCTGATAAGTCATGCAGTTCAACTCGGTATGGAAACCTTGGATACACGCTTCCATCTTTGTGTACCACTTCTCACGGATCTTGTCAAGCAATGCACCTTGCGGAATGTCAAGTTCATAGAACTCCTGAATATCGGTTTCCATAAACTGAATGGCATGACCCATCTTCGGAATACGGCCCGAATACCATTCAAATCCCGTAGTGTCCATGATAGGCTTTTCAGCCAAAGGAGCAAGCATCACAGGACGGGTAGCCTGTGTGTATTCGTCAACCATCACGTTCCATGATTTGCTCATCTGAGGAACATCCCAATCTCCGTAGCTTCTCCAGTTTTCGTTATCAAATTTCTGATTGGCATAATCCATAAGTTCCTGCATCTCCTCGGAAAAATGCCAATCATAGAAACTAAATGTCGATCTTTGCATAAAACGAAAAAATTTAATTAGTTATACAATGTGTAACGGAAAACGCAAGGATATGATTCATCATCCTTCATCGCCTTTTTGATTGCCGAAGCTACGGGCGGAATGCGTTTTTCCAAAATCTCACTTGTCACCATCCATGCACCGTTGAAAGGATATAGAGTGGCACCAGGAATGGTGTCAACATCATAAGGAAGGATAGCATTGGGAATAACATTGAATTTTGCGCTAGCACCAACCTGTGTAACTTCAACCAAAATATCGGTCAATTCCAATTTACCTGCATCCCCGGACAATGTAAGGATGTCATATTCGTCATGAGACGAATCAATAGCGTTAATGGTAAAGCCAGTTGTAGTATCTGCGGCAGTAGTAGGTGCTTTACCGACAACCATGCCAACCTTGGCAACTGTATTACCCATGATTTTTTCAACTTTTACCGTAGCACCAGAATTCGATTTCTCGTACATTCTGAATGAATAGTGAATGTCACCGCCATTCTGCTTTGAGGAATCACATTTAATCATAGTGCCAGCCGGAAGTTTGTTCCCAACTGTAGGCATACGTTCTACTGGAACGTTACATCCTACCAACAGTACGTGCAAAGACGTATCATTAGAAAAGATATGTCTTGCGCCACCAATCTTACTATAACTTGTTGCAAGAACTCCTGCTTTCATAATTAAAAAAACTATTTGTTAATTTTACTGTAATATCGGCTGACAATGTTGTTTTCCTTGTTAGCCTTATCTTCTTCTCTCTTTCTATCTATGAATGACTTTACATCGCTAGAACCACCCTTGTCAGAGATGAAAGGATTAATGCCATCCTTTGTGTATTTAGTACACGTTTCATTGTACTTTCCCTGTATTTTCAGAAGAATGCTTGTATCTTCCTCTTCGGGCGAAATCTGAATGTTCTCAAAAATGATGTTGCGCAACAACTCGTTAGGCATACCCGCTTCCGGGCGTTTAATCAAATCAGACAGCTTCTTGCGCTTTTCAGTTACAATCTGCTTCTGCTTTTCCTCCTGCTCTTTAGCTTCAAACTCTTTCTTGAACTTTTCAAACTCTTCAAGTTTAGCCTTGACATCATCGGGCAACTTAAACTGTTTCTGTTCGGATGATTGTTGTTGTTGTTGTTGTTGTGACGAATGTGATTTTTCCCATTCCTTTTTCAAGTTGGATATCTCCTGTTCCTTGATTGTATCCCACTCTTTGCGCTTATCAGACGCAAACGCTCTTACCTGACCTGCCACTGTGTTCTTTAAATGATTTACAACACTTTCATTCCAGAACTTTTCCGCATTTTCCTGCGGTGCGAACGCTGAGAACTCATTAATTGTCTGTTCGATTGTACGATCTGTAATAACGGAGCTACTTTCTCCCAACGCATTCTTGATATCTTCAAAAATGACTTTTACATTTCCATTCATATACTATTTATTTTTTTTATGTGATTTATGCACAAGACCTTTGCGCACAGTAAGTACCTCTTACCGATGCAAATGTAGTTAAAAAATGTGTATAAGCAAAAAAATATTTAAAAAAATATTATATTTGCGGGATACATAGAAAACGATGGAAGAAATTGACTTAAAATACCGAGGATTAAAGACTAAGGATGTTGTCAAATCGCTGAAACGATATGGCAAAAGGGGAATCATACCATATAAAAGCCTTGATTTCGTCCAAAGATATATAGAGGACAGAAGAAGCAAGGGGTACAAGGTAAATATGCTTGCTCCACAGAAAGGTTCACAGGAGGCATTTCTAAGGAACAGGGCAGGGATAAAGATACTTCACGGGAATCGTGGGGGAGGAAAATCCGTATGCCTTGGAATGGATATACTGAGTTCATGCAACCATCCGTCATTTTCCGCACTTGTTTTCCGTAAGGACAAGACATCCGCAGAAAAAGCGGACGGTATTCTTAAAGTGGTTTCAAAGATGGTTGAACCTTATGGTGAGTATATTGATTCAAAACGCCTTTCAAGACTTGACGCAGGAGGTGAAATACGGTACGATTATTTCGGTGATGCCTGCCTGTCGGGAGAAAAAGGCGTAAGCGAATTTAAGGACAGACAACAGGGTGGTAACGTTGTCAAGGTGGCGATAGATGAGTGCTCACAGGCAACAGAACCTATCATAAACTACCTTCAAACGGTATTGCGTTCATCATCAGGACTAAGAACAAGTCTTATAGGCGCGTGCAACCCAAATCCGTATAGCGATTTCTGGAGAGCAATGGTATCATGGTGGGTAGACGATGATGGAATAGCAATTCCAGAAAGATCGGGGAAAGTAAGATATTTCTTTCAATATGGAGATACTATACATGAAACAGCATGGGGTGACAGCCCACAAGAAGTATTTGCTCAGGCAAAAGATTATATCATCGCAAGATTCGGTAAAAATACCAAAATTGACGAAACAAACTGTAAAAGATACATCAAGAGCATAACCTTTATAGCTTCCGGGCTGGAAGATAACAAGATACTTATGGCTTCCAATCCAGACTATCAGAAAAACCTTGGAGGAACAGCACAGGAAGTATCCATAAACGCATTAGGTTCATGGAAGCTGATAAAAGGGGGAAACGAGTGGATAACCCGTGACGAAATGGAGGAAATGTTCTCATCTCAGCCTGTGTTTGACGATTATTTTGAATGTGCTACACTTGATATAGCATACGGTCTTGGTGACGTTTGTGTAATGGGGCACTTCATAGGACACCACTTACAAGACCTAGAATGGTCAAACACATTAAAGCCTAGGGATTTGAACCGATGGGTAAGAAACAATCTACGGAAATGGGGAATCGGTGAAAACAGACTGGCATTTGACGGTCTTGGAGCACCGACATTCCGTGACGCATTTCCCGAAAGCCTGGCAATACTTAGAGGTGTTCCGAAAAGACTAGACAAAAGCAAGGATGATCAACCTGTAAGATTCTATTTCGATCTAAGGGCACAGCTTGCAGATGAAATGGTAACACGTATAAAAGGAACAAACCTAGGATATTGCGGATTCAGTATAAACCCGGAACTTCTTGACAAACCGTATGTGAACAAAACAATACGGGAAGCACTGATGGATCAGAGAAGAGCAATAAGACGTGACGTGGAAAGGGAAAACGGGAAACTAAGACTGCTGAAAAAACAGGAGGCAAAAAAGATTGTAGGATGCTCGCCCGACTTGATAGAAGGAACATTTTTATACAGGACATATTTTGATATATGCGATGTAATGATTGACATACCTAACGATATAATGGATGAATTAAAATATTTATAATTACCTATGGAAATTTTAAAATTAGACGTTTTATTACGAAAAGAACCGTTCAAAGTGGCACTTCCGTCAAGATGTGACGATGGAAGAGGTGGAGGAACAAAGAAAAAGCCAAGACGCTCCACTTTGATATACAAATATATGTCACAAGATGATTTCCTAGCGCAATGGGATACATCAGGGCATTATATACACAACAGACCCGACTGGAAAGACAGTATCCCGTCAGACGAGGATGCCACATCATCGGATGATGAAAGCGCGAATGTAGGTGCTCAGAAAAGAAAAAAGAAATTGGCATCAACTCCCTATGTACTGCAAAGACGAGCATTTCCTCTTCAAAGGATGATACACAAGAAAAGGGTATCACACCTGTGTACCAATCCTCTTAAATTTCAGATAAAGAAAAGCGCGTCAAACCAGCAGAACAGGGATAAGCTGACAACATACAAGGAATACTGGACTGATTCTCTCATGGAAACAGCCAAGTTTGAACTTATAAGCGAAGCCGGAAAGGTAGGGGATGCTGCCATATATATATATAAGGATAAGGACGAGATAAAATACAGGTCTTTCAGCTACTCAAAAGGAGATATACTGTATGAACATAAAAACAGAAGAGGGGAAAGAATAGCTTTCGCAAGGGAATATACAACCACATACATATCGGCTGACGGAGAAGAACATACAGACACACTTGTCGATGTATGGACTAAAGATGAGTTTTACACGCTTGATTCCAACGGAGATATAGCAACGGATATTGACGAAAACGGAAATATCATACAACTGCATCAATTCCATAACCTGGGATTTATACCTGTAGTATATCTACGGCTTGAACTTCCATTTTGGGGGGCAGTACAGGACTTGATAGATGATTTCGAGTTCTTAATGTCCATGATAGGAGAATACAACACACGACAGGCATTCCAAATGCTACTTATCAAGACTAACGGAAGAATAAACATTCAAAGAAACGGATTGGGAGGAACTTCCATTTTACGTGTAGGGGCAGAAGATGATGCACAGTTCATGGGTAAAATGGATGCTTCAAACTCACTGTTCACCGAAATAGATAACATATACAACGGGATACTTGACGGAAGCGGTGTCGTTCCGCCAATGCAATCATCGTCAGGTGACAGACCTACTGGAACAACAGCAATGTATTACGAGCCGGAAATGGAATGGGCGAGAAGTGATGCACAAATGATGAATACAGCCATAAATGACATGGCCAATATATTCAAATACTATGTAGGAGTAATGGAAGGTGACGCAACAGGTTATAACGCTCTAAGAATAAACGCTACCATAGAGCCATACTCATACATAGACTTCTCTGAATGGAACAATACACTCGTTCAGCTTGTGAACTCCCGAATAATATCATTACAGACAGCAAGAGAAGAAAGTGACTTCTCTGCAAATAATGAAGATGATAGAATGGACGAACAAGACAGAAGATTAAACGATATGGAAGCTAGGGTGGCGATAGAAGAAAACAATGAAAACAACGATAACAACGATAACAGCTAAACTATGGGAAAATTTACAAATTTACTAAGAAAAATAAGAAGGGCATTAGACTATATTTGCCTTAACAATTTGAGAGTTGACGGAATGGAACATCTCATTGCAGGAATACTTGTAGTAAGCATGGCGCAATGGTTTTTCTCCGTATGGACAGCAATAGCACTAACCTTGTTTATTCTTGTGGGAAAAGAAATAATATACGATAAGTGGCTTAGACAAGGAGTGCCCGAATGGAGAGATGTATTCTGGGGAGCAGTAGGTATGGTGCTTGGATTAATTTAAAAAAAATCACACCACAAAGTTTTTATATATCAAAAATTATTATTTACTTTGTGGTGCCAAACAATAGTAAAGTATTCTTTCTCCGTAGAGCACGGTTATAGCTCACTATATTAGCTTGGCTTTTTTTTTATGCCCAATCGCTTGTATGAAAATACACGGCTGTCTTTCCTGCGTAATATTTCCTCTTCGGAGAAAATCTTACTATTGTTTGGCGACACGGGAAATGGCAGCCGTTTTTCTGTCTATAATTATAATGCCAAACAATAGTAAGTATGGAAAGTTTAATTCCAAATCAAAAAGGTATGACCTCCCTTGAAATAGCAGAGGTCACGGGTAAACAACATGCCCATGTTATGCGTGATATTCGCAATCTATTATCGCAAGGTGTAGCCGAATCCAATTTTGGATTGGGCTCATACACAGACGCTAACGGTCAAGAAAGACCTCTATTTAATCTAACTCCGAAAGGTTGTCTTATTCTCGCTTCGGGCTACGATGCAGTGCTACGTGAAAAAATCATAGACCGTCTTGAATATCTCGAAAATGAGAAAAAGGCTATCCAAACTCCGCAAACCTATCTTGAAGCCTTGGAGGCTTTGGTAGCTTCTGAAAAGGAGAAAGAACGGTTGCGCATTGAATCGGAGCAACAGAAAAAGCAAATCGAACAAAAAGATGCCAAGATTGCCAAAATTCAGCCCAAAGCGGACTTCGCCGACAAAGCCTTTGCAATGGAAGGCAAGTGCGATATAGGACAGGCTGCCAAGATACTCGGCTTACCATTCGGACGAAATACCTTGTTCAAGAAGCTTCGTGAAGCAGGAGTATTCTTTGCTAACAGGAATGAGCCAAAACAGAAATATATTGATGCTGGGTATTTCGAGATGAAAGAAAAACCTATTCCAAGAGAGAATCACCCAGGTTTTGTTGTGATGGTTGTTCTATGTACACAAAAAAGTCTTGCATATATCAACCACCTATTTGGCGGGAAACCGTCTGATGGAAAATTAGCGAGAATAGTATAGCACTATACATCTGTTATTACTAAAAAACAAGGAGCGACAAAAATATCGCTCCTATATTTCCTTTAACGTATGATTAATCACTTTATCGTAACCCAAACCTGTTCACCACGCTTTATCGCATTATCAATCAACTTGTTCAACTTGTCAGAAGTATAGCGTGATTCGGTAAGTCTGCCTTTTGATGTATTGTTGCCAACAAGGATACACCCGGCAGAATCCTTTGCTGTATTCCCAGCGTGAAAAAGAATACCATCAAAATGAGGAACATTCAACAGTCTTGGCATATTACGCCCGAATTTTGGTGACCAGTTGTATATAACCTGGTATTTTCCATAAGGAATAGCAGATTCAGCATAAACCTTCTTCTCGTTTCCATCAAACACTCCGTTCTTATTCACGTCAACAACACGATCTTCAAGCGTATTACTGAAAAACTCACCATCAATATACAAACGCCCTATAGTATAATTAGGCTTACACCATTTTCTTTCTACTAATAGTTCCATGATTTTTTTTATTTATTTATACATTGCAAATATACAAAAAAGTATTATATTTGCAATGTAATAATTAAGATAGTTGATATTTAGATGGGAATTAATGAACAAATGAACACCATTATAAAGTATTCGGTGATTCTTTCATGATAGCCGATAGCGGGCGTTGGATTAACGTTTTAAAATGTATGTAAAAATGTACATTAATACCTAAAACATTATATTTATCTTTGCCTTATCATAAAGCATCCGTTAATGGATATAGCTTAAATAGTTATTTTCATGCAAAAACTAAATTAATAAGCAAGAAATAGATTGGACCCTTTTTCTTGCTTTTTTTATGTACAAACGTGAAGTTATTGAATCAAGTCTTTCTTATAGAACAATCTAGTTGTTTCTTTTGAAATTTCCACATGACACTTATCCGCCTCTCTATAGCCAATTCTAGCTTCTTTCCAAGGCTTTTCGTTGCGAATTGACGCTCCCAATTCAAACATTGTCCAAGTAGATAGTTCCGTCAAAATACTAATAACAAAATCCTGCTGGTCTTGCGTCAACTTTTCAAACTCCTTATCTACATCTTCTTTGGTATTATTTGAATAGGTCAATTCTTCATACAGCATATATTTATCTTTAAGACTACCGTAAACCTTACGACTAATAGGGCCATGTACCCATGCCTCAAAAGAATCCTCAATTAATTCTTTATCAAAATATGCCAAATGATAAGCATCGCAGTAAAATAATAATCTCTGCAATTTCAAGTGTGACATTGGCCCATAATGTTTTAAAATATAATCTGATAAAATTATAGAATCTATGGTTTCCATATTTTTAGGTATTACAAAACAATTAACAATATTTATCTATTTTATCATTGCAAATATACCATATTTTCTGTTACTTTGCACTATCTAAATGAACCATTACGATGTTTTTAATTTGGCAGCAGGCAGATGTGAATCTTCACTGTTGCCTTTTTTTGTTACATTACATATAAACATACAATGACACCAAATGAAATAAAAGAATTCCGTAATTATATGCGTAAATGTATATCTATGAATTTTACGCTTGAAGAAAAAGAATGTATAATCAAGAAGAAAAAGGAGATAAAAGAAGCAGGAGAAGCTATAAGAAGAAACAATGGAGGGAAAAATCCAATACTAGGATTTTGATTTAAAAATAGATTAACTTGTACGGTAATTAGATAATAATACATACCTTTGCACTATGGACAACGAAAGAGAAATATTATCGAAACTTGACGCTATCATACAGAACCAAAAGGTTTTGTACGAGAATCAAATTGTCATATTTCAAACTCTAGCATCAATTGGGCAAAAGGTGTACAGTCAAAGCGATTTCAAGAGTTTGATGATAAACATGGTAGCAAACGGTATAACAGAAAGAGTAGAAGCCAATGATCAACAAAGAAGAAATATCTAAGATTGCAGACTATTACTTCCAGGTAAAAAGACTTGCGAACGGTATCAAATCGTCAACCAAAGAACGTGCGGAGAAGTTCTCTAAAGACCTTCTGTCCGTATTTCTTTTGGCAGGGGCTAAATCATTCAAGTCAATATCAAAACTCCCGGATAGCCAAAAAGAAAAAGTGCTGGAACTGACCAAAAAGTTCCGCGAGGATATATATAACGACATATACCAATATGTATTGGAAAGCAATAAACTGTCACTCGAATTAAACGATGATCTTGGATGGGAGTATATTTCAATGACGGACAACGGAATTAAGGAATATATGGAAAGGACATACGGTGGAGAAACGACAAAGCAGAGAATAAACACAAATACAAACAGATTCCGCGCTGTTGTTGAAGCATATCTTGCCAATACATTACTGTCCATAAAAACGAACAATATAGAGAAAATAACGGATGATGTTCAAAAGAAGATATGGAACAACATATCATCACCATATAATGTATCATTTATTCCGCCAAGCAAACAGAAACACTATGGGAGAGGATATGCCACAAATGGTATAAGCCAGTTGTATGTTATAGAGCAACAGATGATTTTAGGTATTTTCAATGAAGCAAATTACAACTCATGGAAAAACATTCCAAATTTCAAGGGATGGAGAACAGCAGTAACATCTAAAAACCCATGCCAGTTCTGCATTGATGAGCAATACAGAATACACACAGACAGACCTAAGCTGCCGTTCCATGCCCATTGTTTGTGTATATTATATCCGGTGTTTACTGAATAAGAAATTTGTTATAGACATATCAATATGTGTTATTGGGAAGAATCTCTATATGCTAAAGAAACTCTAAACTCATTAACTTCTTTACTAGATAAATCCCATTCCAATTCTGTGGTATGTAAACCTTGATTATATATGTATCTAGAATAATTACTTCCGCTTAAATTTGGAGTTTCCCAAATGCCTGGTTCTTCTTCATAATCAGGTATTGTCATAAAACATTTTAACCCTGTTAATCTACCACTTCCATCATCTATTGTATAATTTTCTTCGTAAATGTATTCTCTTCCAGAAACAGAAATAGAATCACGTTCTATATCACCCCATGTCTTAATACCAGGATTAAATAAAGTTTTATTATTATTATCTTGTACAACCATTTGCACACGTATGTCATAAGGTATGTATGTTCCCCTACCTGAATTATCTATAAAAATAACTTTATAGAAAAATCTCTTTTTAGGAGTAGTTATTTTCACACCTGTTATTTTTGTCTTATATCCAAAACACTCTGGAATAATAGGGAATTTATATCCTGTAGATGATGAAATCTCATGTGCTTCATTATTACTGTCAGGGTGACTTCCATGTACTGCTACAGCCATTATGGTACAAGACCAAGTGCCTATATCCATACTTTTAAAAGCAGAATAAATATTTGAATTGTTTGGAGAAAAACCTAATCTTAGACTATCAGAAGTTCCTCTTTCTCCTAAAAAAAATCTTCTATTACCATTCTTCTCTGCAATAATTAAAATAGCACATCTCCATGATTTTATTGAACTAGAAACAGTATCATTTATAAGTAGTGATAAAAGATTTCTAGAACTTCCATTTAAATCAAGTTTTACAGTTTGACTATACGTATCATAATCTAATATATTTGATGGAAGAATGTTTATATTAAGTTTTACAGGATATTCTACATGATTATACCCATCAAAATCAGTAATACGATATGCGCTTTTGGGAGATTTATACTCTGCGATAGTGCTAGATGGAACAGAATTTCCTATTGTATATATTATCATTTTTGTAAACGCAGTATATGTAGAATCGTTAAACTGCACAACGCCTAAATCAGATCTATCAATTGGTTTGATATATGAATATCTGTTTATTCTCCCATGCGTATTTGCACACGCATATCCCAAATCATAACCATCACTAGTGGGACCGATACCTAGAGTAGGATATATATCACTATCCAATCCGACAGGTGCAGTAATTTTACCGTTAGAGTGACCCATAATTACCCCCTTCCTCTATAACGGTAAAAGAACCTTTACAAACAACAATGCCATTATAACTGATACTACGACAATGAATATCGCCATCAATTATAACAGCATCAGAAATGTCATAATCACTAGGAAGTTCCTCACCACATAGTGTTATAACTTCGACTGCCCCTGTGCAGCTAGACTGCCCCTGTGCAGCTAGACTGCCCCTGTGC